GTCGGGCTATGTATTGACCGTGACGGTGCAAAAGTGTTCCGCATGACGCAAGCCGACATTGACAAACTTGTGAAGCGTTTACCCGCATACATGCAAGCAGAAACGATAAAGGTATAAGGGGGTTTAATTATGAATCACTATGTAGAATGCCGCAGCCGCAAACTTGAAAATGAAATATTTGTTACTAGGTTTTCAGGGTTTAATGGACTTTCTCGCGATATTGCGCAAGAAGTTTTTGAGCGCGAATGCAAAAACGGTCACGATGCAGTATATCTTTGCAAACTTTCTCGCGGGTGTGATGTGACAATTAAAGCATGGTACAAGGAGGCAACCGCATGACCAATATTATCAACCGTCTCTCAATCGCGCTGTATCTAGCTATGAACCATAAGAAAGCGAGGAAGTTTGCATGAAAGACCTTTATGAAATGACAAAGCAGGAACTCGTTGAGAAGGTTATGGCGTTTGACAGCCGTGAAACTCTAAAGCGCGCAAAAAGTCAAAGCAAAGCGGTGCTTATTAATTGGATTGAGATGTACCGGAAATATAACGCGCTCTCTTGCAAGAACTGCATTAAGCGAGGGAAAACTTGCCCTTGGGACGGATCATATCAGCACAAGGACGCGAACGGAAACGAGATCGGAATCTGCAACGCTTATGAGTGAAAAGGAGATTAGCATGACCGATAACCCCGCAACCGTCATAACAGAAGAACCGACAACCGACAAGAAACCATTTGTACTGCGAGAAGGCACTAGCGGGAACGGCATAACTATAACGTTTCGCATATCTCCGGCACAGCTTGAACGCCTTATGAGAATCTATGCTATGAGGGGCAGAAAGAGCCGGAGCGCGGTTATACGCCTATTGCTGAACCTCGGCATTGAAGCGTATGAAGCTAACCCGAAGTTTCAAAAGCAACTCGCGCAGTTATCCGACAAGGAACAGAAAGCAGAAGCAAAACGGAACAACGAACTCCGCTCGGAGATTTTAGGAAGATTGAAAGGGGTATGAACCTAAAGTCATTATCAGCTAAAGCCCGTTCGTTTGGGCGGGCTTCATGGTGCTAATGGCATCAAATTAAGCAGGAGGAAATTATCATGGAATCAAAGCAATACACAGTCGTTGAGGCGTGCAACAACGGAGATATATTCAAGACCAATTTCGAATACCTTTCGGACGCTAACAAATTCGCTTTTAACTGCTGGGAAAACCTGACCAACGACGAGAAGAAGAACTGGCACATTTACGTCGGAATAGTTTATTCTTACGAAGATGGCGGCATGGATATCGATATTCCCAACGGTGCGTTCGACTTTCACGAAACGAGGGCAAAATAATGCAGATGCGTGAAATTCACCCCGAAATATTGAAAGCTATGAAGGAGCGCTACAAGGCCGGAACTCGCGTTAAGCTGAATTACATGAACGATGTTATCTCTAGCGTTCCTGATGGAACTTTGGGGACGGTGGTATGCGTGGACGATGTTGGAACTATTCACGTAAACTGGGATAACGGACGGACGCTCGGTGTCGTTTACAGGGAGGATTCATGTTCGATAATTTAACCCGCCTGATGATGGTTCGATGGTGACGAGCCGAAACTCCCTTATGGGGTCGCGGGAAACCGTAAAATAAAAAACGGAGGAAAGATACCATGTTGAACAGCAAAAGCAAGAACGACCGTATGAACCGCGCAGGAGCGCAGAAACCGACGAATTACCGCAAGGCATACAACGGCATTGTCAAGCAGTATGAAACGCCGACAGCCGCGCCGAAGATGGTCAGAACGCGCTTATACTCGGCGGCAAGCATTGACGTATGAATTACTCGTTTTCGCCCATCTCGGTCAATCCTGAACACATTTCTGTTGATTGATTTGGTTGTTTGTGGTATAATGTGAACGATATGAAAGGATGGTGTGATTTATGATCGAAATCGTTAAACAGCAGGAGCTAGACATGCGCGAAGGAACTGATTGCGCGTTCTGGGAAACAGTGGTCATGACGAGGTTTATGGACTTCATCGTGGTAGAAAAGTATAGGCGTTCGTCTGGTTGGTTCGGCACGGAAATCGATATCAGGCTTCGGGCGTGGTTCAAGGACGGCGAAGAAGCGAGAGCCGATAAGTGGTATGAGTTGCTTTGCGCAGGAGAAGAATATTGCCTCGAAGATAAGATGCGAGAGGCGTTTGATTCCGAACAGGAGGTACAATGATCGCTATATTTGTCTTGCTCGCAGGATTTGCGATGGTGTGTTTTGCATGACAGGAAAGGATAAACCAGTATGACTATTGACAATATCGTTATTTCGTTCGCATGCTTTGCTCTCGCAGTGCTCAATGTTTTTGTTTCGGAGTTATCTCACATCGACGGAAAGCGCGTGATCGAATCGATGTTAATGGGCGACGCTCTGATGTTTGCTTTTCTTGGAGCGTTTGCGCTGATTCCATGTTGAGGACGGTTGAATTTTCAGATTCTAAGGACTTCGCAGAACGAATGATGAAAGATTTAGCGGATCGCAAAAAGGCTTATGACCGTTTGGATCGCGACCTTGCTTTCGATCATCATCGGAGACAGCAAAAGAAATTGCGTCGTTATGGCGCGTACAGATGGAGGTAAACATGAAACTCGAAGATAGGCGCATGGGCGCAATCGTTGCAATCGTCATCATGTGCGTTATGGCGGCGGTTTGTCTGGTGATGTTTATCAAGGAACTATTTTAAGGAGGAAACAAAATGAAATCAATCTATAATGCCAGAATCAAAAGCACGTCTCTCGGCACGGAGGATCACGGAATATTGACGTTCTACTTGCACCTCGAATGGAACGGCGGTGGATGTGGTTTCGGCGGGTACGCGCTTGACGAATATGACAAGGCAATGGACAAGCGGATTGCTACAGCTCGTGGGTTGCAATGTATTCAAGAAGTCATGCGCGTGGTTGGCGTTAGCTCATGGGAGTCGCTTGCGGGTAAATATATCCGCGTTGAGCAAGACGATTCAGAATATACAATTCACAAAATCGGCAATCTGATGGAAGATAATTGGATCGACCTTAAAACATTCTGGAAATCGGATAAGGAGGGTTAATTTTATGAAATCAATCAAAGCACGAATCACATTCACAGAAGAAGTTCTCGGAACATGCGCGGGTGATCCTAGAATCCATGAAGAGTTCATTGCATCAAAAGCCCCGAACGCTCTGAATATGGAAGAAGAAGTTGCCGCGCTCGGTGTAGATGAAGTTGTCAAGAACGGCATGACGGTATTCCCGCGAGACAATCAAGACCGACCGTTTCTCTACGACTACCAGATCAAAGGTTTCTTTAAGGACGCATGTTCGATGTTGTCAAGATGCTCCAGCAAGGACGCGAACGGCAAAAAACAGGCGGTCAACGAATCGTCCAAGATCACGGCATTCAAAAAGGTGATCGACGGTATGATTTTCGTAACACCAAGACAGATTCCGTTCGTGTTCGATGGTGCTGTTGGGAACTGCCAGCGACCACTCAGAGCGCAGACGGCACAGGGTGAGCGAATCGCCCTTGCAAACAGCGAAACCATTCCTGCGGGCGCGTACATTGACGTTGAGATCGTTCTGTTGAATGAAGCGTATGAATCGGCTGTCATGGAATGGCTGGACTACGGCAAATGGCGCGGCATTGGTCAGTGGCGAAATTCCGGCAAGGGCGCGTTTACTTACGAATTGCTGAAATAGTTGCGACGGCAAATCCTTGCATCGTGAGCAACAGCACAGCAAGGAACTGAATATCTCCGCAAAGGCATTTGAATAGCGATACAAGGCAACGGCACTGTACGGACGAGCAGGGACTGCACGGCAATGGAAGAGTTCGGAAGGGCAGAGTTAGCAAAGGCAACGCTTAGAATCGAGAGGCGATGGAGTAGCAAGCCGAAGAGAAGCGCAGCAAAGGCAAGGCGTTGAAACGGATAGCAAAGGCAAGGCACCGTCTAGCACAGCGAGAGCGAGGCATGGCGGAGCGTAGCAACAGCATGGCAATGATTGGAGAAGCGGAGTTCGCAACGGATTAGCCAAGCATTGAGTCGCAAAGCAACAGAGAGGCATAGACCAGAATTGAATCGCAACAGCATAGCTTGTCTAGGCATGCATAGCCATGGCACAGACCTCTTGACAACCTCGCGCACTTGCTATATTCTTTTATTTGGGACGCAAACCATTCACGGTGGCGCGATCCAAGTGAATACGGCTCGTCCCCTCAAAGTCCGCAACGGTGTGCCGTGAACACACCCGAAGCGGATTTTCTTGTTGAGAAAAGTATATATTATTTTGATTTTGCTATTTACAAGCACTTCCAAGTATGTTATAGTAAGTATAGGAGAACGAAATGAAGATTCCGAAAGCGGCAATCGCATTAAATCGTAGTACAAAGACAATCCGCACTTGGATTAAGAGCGGTATTCTTCATGCTACAAAGTTGGGAAGAGATTGGGAAATCTCCGAAGAAGAAGTTGACCGGATTAAGCGCGACGGTCTGGAACTCAAACGGCAAGATGAATAAGGAGATTATATGAATACTGATATTCAAATTTTTAACAACGAACAATTTGGGAACGTTCGGGTTATTGATCTAGGCGGTGAACCGTGGTTTGTTGCCAAAGACGTTTGCGAGGCGTTCAATGACACAAACCACATCAGAAGCGTTGGCCGGATCGATGATTCCGATAAATGCGTGATTCAGGTTATTGACAACCTCGGAAGAACACAGAGCGCAACAGCGGTAAATGAGTCTGGATTATACTTGCTATTGTTCGGAATGCAACCGCAAAAGGCAAACAATAGTGGGGTGTCCGATGCGTACCCCATCGAGGTTCAGAAAAGAATCGATAGGTTGCGAGATTTTAAGCGGTGGATTACTCACGATGTTCTTCCATCTATTCGCAAGCACGGCATGTACGCAAAGGACGAACTACTCGACAATCCCGACCTGCTGATTGAGGTTGCAACCAAGCTAAAGCAGGAACGCGACGCTAGACTTTCCCTCGAAGCAGAGAACGCCGCTATGCTTCCAAAGGCAGATTTCTACGACGCGGTAATCGAAAGTTCCGACACCATCGAAATGGCAACCGTCGCAAAGATTCTGAATGTTGGGATCGGTCGCAATAGACTGTTTGAAATTCTACGTGAACAAAAGATTCTTAGGGATGATAACACCCCATTGCAGAATTACGTCGATCTTGGTTGGTTCAAGTGCGTCGAGAGCAAATACACTAAACCAGACGGCGGAACATTCATCAACGTCAAGACCGTCGTTTATCAAAAAGGTATCGATGGAATATTAAAGTTGCTTAAAGATAAATATAATTTGAAACCGATTGTTTGAGTAGGGGTATCTATATGTCTGAAAGAAAACCCATATCAAAGAAATTGCGCTTTGAGATATTCAAGCGCGATGGATTTACTTGCCAGTATTGCGGAAAGATGTCGCCTGACGTTGTGCTAGAGGTTGATCACATTAAGCCAGTTGCAAGCGGTGGCAAAAACGACATGCTCAACCTTGTTACGGCGTGTTTGTCATGCAATCGCGGTAAGGGTGCAACCGAATTAAAAGACGAATCAATGGTGATTAAGCAACAGAAGCAGCTTACCGAAGCAAACGAAAGACGGTTGCAGTTGCAAATGATGCTTGAATGGAAAGCGGAACTTGCTCGTCTTGTTGAGGATCAAGTGGATTATATCTGTGGCGTTTTCTTTAGTACCTATAAGCACGTATTGCAGGATCACGAGAGGCAGAATATAAAGTCACTAATAAATCGGTTTGGATTTAACGATGTTTGCGAGGCTGTTGACATTTCAATATTGAAATACAATTATTATTATTACGCACTTGAAAAACTTGGCGGCGTTTGCTATAACCGTAAAAACGGAATAAGGAGTGTTAAACATGGCAATCAAACGAATCGTTAGTACAGAATTTTGGACGGATAAGAAGGTTGTTGAGCAATTCACGCCAGAGGATAAGCTATTTTTCCTTTATCTTTTGACAAATCCTCACACTACGCAGCTTGGAATTTATCCGTTTATACCTAAGATCGCGGCGTTTGAAATTGGATATAGCAAAGATACCGTGTTGAACCTTATCGAAAGATTTGAGAAATATGGCTTAATTAGATATTCAAACGTCAGCAGTGAGATTGCCGTTAAAAATTATCTAAAGCATTCAATCGTCAAGGGCGGCACTCCCGTTTACGATCTTTTAGTCAAGGAGTCGAATCTGGTTAAAGATAAGTCATTGCTTAGATTTGTATTGTCTGCCAATAACGATAGTTTGAATGATACAGTTCGTAAGTTTATCTCTGATACGGAAAAAGACAATGATAACGAAAAAGATAATGACAATGACAATGAGGATTCGTACCACGAATCGTATGACGAATCGTTAAGCGATAATAACAATAATGACGATTTCGACGTTTTCTGGAAAGCGTACCCTGTTAAAAAAAGCAAGCAAGATGCAAGAAAAGCGTTTGATGCTTTAGGTAAAAAAAAGGATTCTCCAACAATCGAACGGCTAGTAGCATCGGTTGAGACGCATAAAAAATCCATTAGCTGGCAAAAAGACGGAGGACAGTTTATCCCACACCCTGCGACCTATTTGCGAAAAGGAATGTACGATGACGAATTAAGCGCGTCGGCTGGATCGACAAATCAAATTACATCAGGATTTTTTACAAACATAGCAAAGGAGCTTGGAGAGAAATGAACACCGAAGAATTATGCCAGATTTTTGAGAAATTGGCGAGTCTTTATCCGAACGATAGAACTTTTACGAGATCAAAAGAAGACATAACTGCAACTATAGTCCTTTGGCAAGAAGCACTTGTTGACGTGACTTTCGACTGCGCCACTAGGTTTCTAACGGATCACGTTCGCAGAAGTCAGTATATGCCAGCCGTTTGTGACTTCTATCAATTCCACAAACAAGAACTTATCGACAAGCGCATGCGGATCGAATCAACGCAGGAGAGCTACATCAACGACGGAAGAAACGTATTGCTTGAAACCGCGAGGATGATGTACGAGCAAGGGCTGATCACGAACCCGTTCAAGAAGAAAGCGGCAGAACAGAAAGTGGAGGAGGAAAAGGAATGATTTGGTTTATTATTGGGATCGCAGTTGCAATTTGGTTGACCGTTCGTTCGTGGGTAGATAACTTCTGGTTTGAGACGGTCATCGGACACATCATCGGAAACATCGGTCAATTGGTAATGTGCTTACTATGCGCGTTGATTGTGTGCGTGATAAGCAGTTTTATCGCAACAGATTCCGTTGAGGATTTCACCAAGAAAGAAACGTCGCAAGAGATTTACGCCTTGTCGGATAATATCGGAAGCGAAGGATCGTTCTTTCTTGGAACTGGTCAGGTCGGTAGCGATATCTCGTACTACTATGTTGTAGATTCTGAAAACGGCAAGCACATTGAATCTGTTAAGCGCGAAAACGCATACGTCAAATACGGAGACGAACATACGGTAACCATCGTTTCTTACGAGTTTGAAAATAAAGCATTGCACTGGATCGCGTTCTCAACCAAAGAAAATGACTATATATTTCGCGTTCCAGAGGGGACAATTACAAGCTCATTCCAGATCGACTTGAATTAAGGAGGAAAACAAAATGCTTGACAACGATACCTTACTACGCCTATTCAAGTGCTTCCCAAACTCGTTCTTGAATTCGCAGTTGGAGTTTATAGCGGATTTGAAATCGAACACATACTTTCAGCTATCGGATTGCGAAACGGAATTTCAGGTCAAGAAGAAAGTCATCCAGCGGTTGAGCAGAGCGGCTTTTAAGTCAGAGCCGTATCAGACGATGATTGCGAACGAACGTTTTCATAAGCGCATTGCAAGAGGCATAAACGACTTTCTTGACACTGATTGGGATTGCGACGATTTTGAGATCATCTACACCAAACTCGGAAATGGTTGCAACGATAATTTGTGCGAGGCGTTTATCAACAGCGGGTACGAATTGGATGTTTTGAAAGGAGAAAAGGTATGAACGGAAATAATGTTTACGATTCGGACGATTGCGAGTTTCAGAAACAGGTGTCAGATTTGTTGGTTGGGAAAGCCATCGTCAAGGTTGAATCGTTTGGTGACGCAGATGCAGAGCTGACGTTAAGCGATGGAACGGTTCTATTCGCTGAAGGAAACACGGGTTGTGGTGGGTGTAACAACGGATGGTATGAACTCAAAGAACTGAACGGATGCGAAAATGCCATCACGCGTGTTGAAGCAAGTGACGATGGCGAAACGTACAACCTATTCGTGTATGCCGAAAACAAGAAAATCACGTGCCTGTCCTACGAAGGGTACGACAACGGATACTACGGAACGGGATACACAATCGCGGTACGTCCGAAAAAGGAGGAACCCACATGTGCGCAGGACTGACCACCGAACAACTAGCCATCATCGGTCTATACGCATTTGCAACGGTTGCCGCAGTAATCATGCTTGTTGTGACGCTTACTGTGATTAAGGCTATTTTGAGGATTGGAGGACATGACGGTGGGCGGATTTCTCGATTCGATTCGCATAAAAGCAGGACTCCCGCAAAAAACCATTGACGATACGGGAATCTGCCAGACATGCGGAAGTCTGTGCGCGGTCACCGAAACACTGATCGGATGTGAGGCGCACGACAAACTAATCATTCCAGAATTTCCGCCGTATTCAAATCCAAAGTTCAAGTGCGGAGATTGGAAACCGAATAAAAGAGCGGAGGTATAAATGCCATACGACGATTTTGAGAGCATGCTCTACGAAGAAGTTCCTGAAAAGCCTATCCCGCCACAACCGCAGGAGAAGCCCGTAGAGCGATTTAAGAGTGAAGACGCACAAACTGACGCTCGCGACGAGATTCCGGTTCCAGACGAGCCTCCTGCCGCCAGACGGTACGAACCAATGCAGTTGGAATCTCCAAGACGCATTGAACCCGAAGAAATCCTGACGTTGCCCCATAGCGGAGACGCTGAACGTTCGGTTCTTGGTTCGATGCTGATTGACACAGACGCTTGCGAACTGGCTTGCATACTACTGTCGGAGGAAGATTTCTACGTTCCCGCAAATGCGAAAGTATTCAAAGCGATTAAAGACCTCGTATCGAAAAACAAAGCGGTTGATCTTGTCACGGTAACAGAGGTTCTTGAACATCGCGGAGAAATTGATTTAGTCGGCGGAATACTCTATCTGACCGATCTTGTTACGTTTGTCCCTACGGCGGCGAACGTCAAGCACTACATCGACATTGTGAAAGGTCACAGCAATCGACGAAGCGCGATTAAGGCAAGCAATGAAGTTATACGCGATGCAATGGGCGGCGGGACTGAATACGTCAAGATTGCGCAAGCATCCGTTGAGGAAATCGAATCGAGCCGAATAAATGAAGTCGAGCGAGTTGGAATGAGAGCGATGCAAGCCGCAATCGAAATGGGTGACGCAAAAGCCGCTGACTTCTCGACTGGATTTCCAGAGGTAGATAAACTGCTCAAGGGTGGGTTCCGTCGCGGCGAGGTCGTAGTCGTTGGAGCAAGACCATCGCAGGGAAAGAGCAGTTTCGCAATGAACATCACGGATAGCTTTCTAGAAAAGAATCACGTCGTGTACATCCAGACAATGGACGATAGCGAGGTTGCGTTCCTGCAAAGGCTTGAAACCAAGATGTCACTTGTGAGCGGTTCGGAAATCGAGCGGTTTAAGTCAAGCACTATGGGTCAGTCGTTTTGCCTAGCGTTTATGGCGGCAGCAGAAAACTTACAGAATAAGCCGCTCTACATTGACGACTCGCCATCGGTGACAGTCGAGTACATCAAGGCAAAGTGCAAGGCGATTAAGCGAATTGAAGGAACGATTGATCTGGTGGTCGTGGATTACATCGGTCAGATTGATACGAGTGGAACACAATCGGGCAAGCGCAGAGCGGGATCAAGAGCAGAAGAAGTCGCGCAAGTCAGTAGCAAGCTAAAGATTCTAGCGAAAGAACTGGATTGCGTCGTGATGGTAATCGTGCAGTTCAATCGGTCAATCGACAGCAGACAGGATAAGCGACCGAACATGTCCGATCTCAAAGAGTCTGGTGGAATCGAAGCGGACGCGAATATTATCATTTGTCCGAGTCTGCCGTACAAGGACGATCCGAGCCGCGATCCATCGGAAACTGTGTTCTACGTCTTGAAGTCAAAGGGAAGTCAAACAGGGAGCATCGAAACAATCAAGTGGGACGGAGAACACTATCTGTTTTACGAGGGCGAGCATCCTAGAAACGCAAGGTTCAAGCGGAACAAGCCAAGCGAGAACGGTTTTATAGATGTGCCGACAGAAGAAATACCGGAAGAATTTACAGAAGAGAAGGAGTGATTTTTATGCGAATCGTGGTTTACTACAGCAACGGAAACAACGAAGAATTTTACGGAGATTTGTCAATTTCGAAGGAATCGATCTTGTGCATTACGCCACAGTGCGGAAGGGGATCACCGACATTCGTTCCACTAACTAGCATACTGAAATATACTATTGACAGGTAGGAGGAAAGAAATGGAATTTCAGTTTAGGGGTTTTTGCGAGAGCAGGTTCGGAACGGAAACGATTTGCGTAGACGGAAAGAATATTGTCGGAGACTGGTTCTACGGTTACTATCAGGGCAACAACACAATAGTCGGATGCGTGGATGTTTTTACAAATAAGATGGCTAAAAGAAAAGTTGTTCCGCAGACCGTTGGAATGTCATTCGAGCAAACGGACAAGAACGGTGGATTAATCCACGTCGGTGACATCATCGAACTGGTAACCGAGGACGGCGAGAAGATCACAATCGAGTGCAAATTCGGCACTGTTCAACGCCAAATCTACGAGAATCTTGTGGAGATCACGGGGTTCTACTTTGAGCGGTCAAACGACGGACGCAAGACGTTTCCAATCGTAAATAACTACCTCGGCAAGCACGACACAGAGATTTGGGAAGTCATCGGCACGATCTTCGACGTGAAGGAGGAAGAGAAGTGATTGAACAACGCGGAGAATGGAAGTACGCATTGATCTGCGACGAGTGCGGTCACGAGGTTAAGTACTTCAATACATTTGACGAAGCCGTTGAGTACAAAAAAGAAAACGGTTGGAAAAGCAAGAAGGTTGACGGCGAGTGGGTGAATGTTTGCCCCGATTGTCAGTGAGGAAGCAAATGACTAACCTAGAATCCCTACTAGAAGAATTTGCCAACACGCGAATCAAGTCTGCGTTCTACAAATATCCTAAAAGGATGATTTTTATCGGTGATTTTGAAGGAGAAGTGCTGACGCGAAAAGAAGCAATAGAAAAGGAAATTAACTGGTTGAAGGAGCAAAGGAAAGCATGAGAGAGAACCTATTCGAGCACATCGAAAGAACGAGCAACGCACCTTACATGGACTTCATACACTCAACGCCCGAACAGCTTGCTGAAAAACTCCTGAAAGCATCATGCTCATACTGCGTCTACGGTCAAAATGGTTGCCTAGACTGCGAAAACAAGAGCGGAGCGCTTTGCAAGGACGGCATTTTATCCTATTTGCTCGGAAAGACTCTTGACTAGACTGGTATTGTGTGGTATAATCTGCACATAACATTTAGAGAGAAAAAGAAGTCTTGGTATATTTTGAGCAGAAGGAGATTCGCGTATGCTAAAAGATGAAATCCTGTCGCAGTTAGACCGATTCGCGTCATATCTTGCAGAGGTTGAGGGTAAGCCTTTGACCACTATTAACGCATATGTCGGTGACATTCGGCAGCTTGCGACTATGTTTTCTGAAATGCCGGAAATCGCGGAGAAGTCAGTGACAGCCATCCGAAAGCCAGACGCGAACGCATACGCGAAGAAAATGGCAGACAGCGGAATGAAAGCATCTACTCGCGCAAGGAAAGTCAAAGCGGCTCGGTGCTTCTTCCGTTGGCTCTGCGAAGATGCAGAAGTCGTTTCGGAGTCCGTATCAAATGCGTTCAAGTCACTGAAATCGCCAAAGATTCCGCAGACACAGCCGTCGATCATAACGAAAGACGAGCGAGACGATTTGCTATCCGTGGTCAGAACTGGTGTATCAATGAATGAAAAGGCGCATTTGCGCGACGTTGCGATCATGTATCTATTTCTCGGTTCTGGAATCCGCCGTGACGAGTTGTGCAATATCGAGATGAAAGACGTTGACTTAAAAGAGCGTTGCGTGCTGATTCACGGAAAAGGCAACAAAGAACGCTACTGCTACTTTTCGGAGGGTGTTGCGGGAATCCTATCCGAGTACATCGGTCATCATCGGAAATCGCTTAAATGCCACGCAGAAAGCACCATGCTATTCTTGTCGCAACAGTCCGAACGAATCAGCTTGAGAGCAATCAACAACATCGTGGACAAATACCTAGAAGCATCGAACCTAAAAGAACACGGAAGATCGGCTCACGGATTGAGAAAGTCTTTCGCAACAACGCTGTACGAGAACACGCGGGATATTTACGTAGTAGCCGCACAACTTGGTCACAGCGGGTTGGGACAGATCAAACGATACGTAGGCGTAGGAAATGACGTAAGGCAGGCCGCCTGTGCGACGGTAGAATTGTGAGAATGGAATATTTATGACGAACTACGAACGGATTCAGATTGACAAGGCGTTTTGCGCATCGGTGCTTTTTAGAGCGGAAGAGGGAGCGTATGAGTTGTGGATTGCCGGAGAGTGGCGGGAAAGCCGAGGGTGCAACATGGAGTATGGGTTTGCTAAGGCGAAAGGGATTCCGGTTGAGTTTGTTGGCGGAGGTGATTGAATGGCAAAACAGATAGCGTACAACATGGACTGCATGGAAGCCATGCGGGAGATGCCGGATAAAGCATTCGAGCTGGCGATTGTTGACCCGCCGTATGGGATAGAGCGATTTAAGCGCGGTGGCAGCGTGGTTAACCGGTACGGTGACGAAAATCGACAATGGAACAACATAAAGCCCGCCTCTGAATACTTTGAAGAACTTTTTCGGGTAAGCAAAAGCCAAATAATTTGGGGAGCAAACAACTTTAGCTTGCCGCCTTCTGAATACTTCATAATTTGGGACAAGGTTAATCCGTTTGAATTTAGCTTTGCGATGTGTGAACAGGCGTGGACGAACATCAAAAAGCCTGCAAAGATTTTTACATATAATTCGCGGAGCGAAAGCGCAAGCCGTATTCATCCAACACAAAAACCCGTCAAGCTCTATGAGTGGCTTTTAACCAACTACGCCAAACAAGGCGACAAGATACTCGACACGCATTTAGGTTCAGGCTCGTCACGCATAGCCGCATATAACCTCGGTTTTGACTTTGTGGGGTACGAGATAGATACAGACTATTTCAATGCACAGGAAGAGCGATTCCAGAAGCACACGGCGCAGATACGGTTGTTTGACCTTGCGCCAAAGCAAGAGATAGAACAACTAAAAATAATCTAAAAGTCATAGGCAGCGCTTTAATTGCCGGCAGCCATTCTGACGAGAAAGGACTATGACGAATGATTGAGCTAAACAGGATTTACAATGAGGATTGCTTAGAGGGGATGAAGCAAATACCGGATAAAAGTGTGGATATGATATTGTGTGATTTGCCATATGGAACAACGGCTTGTAAGTGGGATAGCGTGATACCGTTTGAGCCGTTGTGGGAACAGTACAATAGGATTATCAAAGACAATGGGGCTATAGTTTTATTTGCAAGACAACCTTTTATGAGTGACTTAGTGTGTAGCAATAAAAAGCTTTTTAGATATGAAATAATATGGGATAAAAAAACAAGTACAGATTTTGCTCAAGCTAATAATAAACCAATTACAGTACATGAGAATATTGCAGTTTTCTATAAAAAGAAACCAAACTACCATAGAATAGACGATGAAGGATTTAAACCATACACAGACAAAAGAACTGTCAGACAAAGTAGTGAACTAGGAGCAAAAGGATGTGTAGTAAGAAAACCTTTTGAGAACAAAACGACAAGAACACCTACGACAATCAGACAGCATTTTACTGATAATCGCAAAGGAAAGGGTAGTAGCTTGCATCCTACACAGAAGCCAGTAAGTTTGTGTGAATGGTTAATAAAAGCATATTCAGATGAAAACGATATAGTACTTGACAACTGCATGGGTTCCGGCACCACCGCAATCGCCTGTATCAACACAGGGCGCAACTTCATAGGCTTTGAGTTGGACAAGCAGTACTGCGACATAGCCAACGAGCGCATACGGAAAGCCCTTGCCGAAAAGGAGGTGGGCGAGTGAACCACTTACTAAACATATGCAACATTAACGGCGCGGAGGTTGAGCCGGTCGGTGTGGTTACAAGGTATCATTTTAAGGAGGTACATAATGGCAAATGAAATTCTCTACCAGTGCAGCAATTGCGGCAAGACCGAACGGACCCGCGCTATATTGGGCGTTCCAGACGGTATGTTCTACGCCGGTTATCGCGCTCACGGAGATGTGCTATATTGCCCTGATTGCGTCAAAACGTGGAAAGAGCGAAACGGCGCGGAATATGACGAGCAATATAAAAACCCGCCTCACCTGTTCGCTATGTGGTGGAATCAGCTTGTGGAGCGGCAAACGGAAGATAAGAGCAAGATAAAAAAGTATAAGACCGCTGCCAATGGTGATTACGTGGAGGCCGACCATGCAGAATGAACTGAAACCGTGTCCGTTTTGCGGCGGTAAAGTAAAGCGCATAATCGGGTACAAAGGGTTGAATTTTTTCAAGTGCATCAAGTGTGGTGCCGTTATGAGTTTCGACAACGACTACTATAACACTCATAAAAACGAAGCGATTGAAGCTTATAACAGGAGGGTTTGTAATGCAGAATGAACTGACCGCCGAGCGGATTGAACTGGCTATAAAAGAAATAGCAGACGTAGGGATGTACGGGAGCCAAGTGCATCAAGAAACGATGGAAACCGCACTTGCCGCCCTCCGCACAGAGCAGGAACGGCAGTGGATAAGCGTTAAGGACAGGTTGCCGGATATGTGTGGATGCAAATGCCTTGTTGTTGGCGCGAACAGATTTGGGCAGGTAGATGTATTTACGGCGTTTACTGGGTATATGGAGCGTGGAAAGTTGGAGTTTCATTCATGCGAGCCTACGCACGAAATTCCTGTTTGGACAGTTACACACTGGATGCCATTACCTGCACCGCCTGCTCCCGCCGCCGACGTTTCGGAGGTGGTGCATGGGGAGTGGTTGTATTTTGTTGGCGATTATGTGACCGCCGAGTGCAGTGTGTGCGGTGAATGCTACGACCCTTTAGACTACAACGATAAAGAGCATTTTGACATGTTCAAACAGCTATACAAATATTGCCCGAACTGCGGCGCGAAGATGGACGGCGATCATATCGGTGATGCCACCAAAATGATGGACGGCGAAAAGGAGGGCGTATGAAAAGCATTCTAAAGCCATGCCCGTTTTGCGGGAGTTTGGAAATAGCAATCGGAAGCGACGAGGGAACTGTAACCAGACATAACACGGCGTTTGGTGATTTGACAAGAACCGTCCCATCCGCGAGATGGGCATATTGCTGCACGTGTGGATGTTCGGCACCGAGCGTGAAGGTTAAAAATTATAAAGGATGGTACGACGAGAAAGAGCAGACGGACGCATTTGAAAGAGCGATTGATGCGTGGAACGGGAGGGAACCACATGAGTGAGCCGACCACGGGCGAGATCGTGCGGGCGTTGCGGGTTTGCGAAGTTGGGCGTTGTATCGATTGCAACCTTGACGAAAAGTACCCGTGCGAAAACCTCAAAACTTGTGCCGCCGACCACCTCGAAAGCCAAGAGCAGACCATCGCCGCTCTGACCGCCCGCGCAGAGCAAGCCGAGGCGAGAGAAAAGGCGATCATTGAGAGCTTGAGAGACAGATGCGAATTTTGCATTGGATACGAGCTGGAAGAAAGCGATGATCCGTGCAACACCTGTTACAACGCGAGGACTTTTGAGCCTGATGATATCCCGCGAACAAAGAACTGGACGTATCGCGGACAGCCGCAGGACGGAGAGGGGAAATGAAAATACTCGTAGCGTGTGAAGAATCACAAGCAGTCACAATCGAATTGCGACGTTTAGGTCACGAAGCGTATTCGTGCGACATTGAGCCGTGTTCTGGTGGTCATCCCGAATGGCATCTGCAACAGGACGTTCTGCCGCTCTTGCGTGAAAAATGGGATATGATTATTGCTTTTCCACCGTGTACGTATTTGAGCAACGCTGGAGCAAAGCATCTTTTTCGCGGTGGTGTACTTAACCACGATAGATACGAAAAAGGTATTGAAGCAAAAGAGTTTTTTCTCAAACTATTAAACGCGAACTGCGAACGGATAGCGATTGAAAATCCGATAGCAAGTAAGATTTTCGAAATGCCGAAAGAATCGCAGACCGTCCAGCCGTATTGGTTCGGTGATCCGTGGAGCAAGAAAACAAGGCTGTGGTTGCGTGGGTTGCCGTTATTGAAACCAACAAACATGGTTGAGCCGCAAAGCGAATGCCACTCTGCTGGAACGTGGTTTATGAGAGGTGGAAAAGAACGACAGAAGAACAGGGCAAAAACTCCGCACGGATTAGCGGTTGCAATGGCAGAACAGTGGGCGGGACGAAACACAGAGCAGGACGGAGGCGCAGAATAATGGGCAAGCAAACAACGATCACTTGCGATAAGTGCGGGAAGAATCTAGCAGGAGAAACGTATACGGTGATCTCAATATCAACCGTAAAGGACGGAAAGATCGTGAAGCAGCCATCCGTCTGGTTATGCACCAGATGCTGGCTAAAAACAGGATTGATAGGAGGCGCGGAATGAGCGACAAAAAACGGCGCGATATAACGCTGGGCGAGATGCAGGATGAGTGCAGTTTTCGCGGACATAATTGCGAAACGATTGGCGGCGATAAGTGCAAGTTTTTTGAGTTGTGCGCAACCATGCAAACGATAGACAAGGGCTGTCTAACACCGATCATGTGGAACCTCACCGATCCACCGCGATTCAACGATGCGCAGATGGCGTTCCTTAAAGGGTGCTACGAAATAGGAATCGTTGGAATAATGAGAAGCGGAGACGGATCGAGAACGCATTTTTTTACAAAATTCGAAACTATCGGATGGCTAAAGAATTCGGAAATTCCGTTGAAAATCGGCGAAACGCTCGACCTCGCGGAGCTGCTTGGAAAGGAAGCCAATGCAAAATAACAAAACAAAACCTCGCGTAATTGCGCTTGGAATCTGCAAGAACGAAGAAAAGAATCTGATTCGTTGGTTTTTTAACGTAAAGGAAATTGCTGACGATGTTTATCTGCTCGACACAGGATCGACGGATAGCACGTTCTGGGCGGCAACAAAGCTAGGAGCGCACGTTTATAACTACAAGCCGGAATCAAAAGACGAAGTGTTCTCATTTGCAAGAGCAAGAAATCAAGCGTTGAAACTAATCCCGCATAACGCCGACTGGGTGATTTTTACGGACATTGACGAAGTTTTCGCGGAGGAAAGCATTAAAGTAATCAAGGCGATCACGCGAAGCCAGAAGGTCATTGACGAGCGACCCGATCTCGACGGTTTGATGTGTGAGCTTCGGAATATCAGCGACAGCGGAGAAACGATCCTTGTGTCTCGAAACTGCAATCCGAGAATCCTTAGATGGCGCGGAGAAGGTACGTTTTCATTCGTTGGCGACTTGCATGAGCAGATTGTCATCGCGGGGAAAGATAAGCAGAATTTGATGATTACCGATCCAGTGGTCATTTTGAATCACGACGGTTACTCGAAGTCTGCGCTTGCTGACGGAACAAAAGGAAAGCGGAATGCGGAAATCGCGCTGAAATTGCTTGAAAAGAACCCGAACGATTTGCGAATTGCAGAGCACTATGCCGAGGCGCTTTATATGTCGGGAGATATTCAGAACGCGATTGAAACAAGAGAGTCGCGTTTGAACGAGATTCTTGCAAGCCCCGATAAGGAATTAAGCGTTCGGATGCTTCGTTCTTTAATTCAGGCACAACAGGTCAACGGCGAGAACAACGATAAGTATCTTGGCTACTATCTGCTTGCAAAGGCAAAATATCCAGAAGTGCCTGATTGGGATTATCTGCTTGGTCTTTGGGCGAACAATCGGAGTTTCTACATGACCGCGCAAGTGTGTATGCAATCGGCATTGAGCCTGTTACCCGCATACGAACACGCAGACGGATATGTCGGGGAAACGATGGTATCGAGAAAGACGGCAGAAGAAGTGCTTGCGTTCTGGGCGGACTATGCGGTTAAAGAAAGGGAGAAAAATAATGGATGAACTTAAATTGTCTTTTGAAGAAATGATCTCGCGGCTTGATACGGCTTGCGGGATGCTGATTGTCGCTTCGATTGGAAATCGAGAAGTGAGAGAAGCAAAAGAACTTGTTATGTCGGTGTCCTTATCGCTTGGCGAGTGGGGACAGGATTTGGAGCAGTAAAATGGGTAAGCAGACAATCATAACGTGCGACAAATGCGGGAAGAACCTGTTCGGCGGAAACTATACCGTAATATCGGTATCGTCCGTTGCTAATGGTAAGATTGTAAAGCAACCTTCGTTCTGGCTGTGCCAGATGTGCTGGATGAAAACTGGACTAATCGGAACGTGTTCGGAGGGAAATAATGGCGATAATTGAGAATAGCGGCGACGACTTCACGTTGATTTGCGACGAGTGCGAACGGAAAGTAAAGGGATTTGACGCATTCATGGATGCCGTAGATTACAAGAAGGAGAACGGTTGGAAGTGCAAGAACGAGAGCGGAGAGTGGATTGACCGTTGTCCGAACTGCGCGGAGTGTCACTAATGGAAAACAAGCAGAAAGATAAACCTTTCATCACAGCTCTGGCAATTTGCAAAAACGAGGGCAAAAGCATTCGTCGGTGGGTAGAGAATGTTCGGAAGTTCGCGGACGATGTAACGATTGTTGATACTGGTTCAACCGATGATAGCGTTGAAATTGCGCACGATGCGGGAGCGACTGTGGTATTCAATCCCATTCCAGAATCGACGTTCTCTTTTGCAGATGCGCGAAATATCGCTCTGAAATACGCACGGTTAGAAACCAACTGGCTCATGTTCACCGACATTGACGAGATCATAGACGAAGATTCTATTCCGAAAATGCTTGAAGCGATTGAGTGGATTGACTATCAGACGAAGCCAGAAGAATGCAATGCGATTCAAGTCGTGCTCCGAAATAGAAACGACGATGGATCAATCAAGACAGTATCGAAGAACATCAATCCGCGCATTATCCGAATTGACAACATCGATAACTATTGGTTTGAAGGAGCGTTGCACGAACAGCTTATCAGAAAGCCCATCGTCGGCGTGAATCAGATCAAGATGTTTGTACCGCGAAAACCGATCTACATTGACCACTACGGCTATACGCGAGAAGCAATGCAACGAACGGGAAAGATTAAGAACCGCATTAGACTTGCAGAGAGCCTTTGTGAAGCGAATCCGAATAGTCTTAGGCATAAGGAATGGCTTGCAAGCGCACTCGCGTTAGACGGTCAGTCAGAAGCCGCAGACAAGATCAGGACGGATGCAAAGCGGCAGTTGGTTCAAGAAGTAGACGTTGATCGCCAGTTATCTGCGCAGATGTTCCGAAACATGATGGTTGGGCGATTCACTGGGAAGCAAGACTACGACGGTTTCGTTGCGCTCTACGTGATGGCTACGAATCTACTGCCAGAATATCCAGACTTCGATTATCTGTATGGATGCTTGTGCGACGAGGACGGTCTTGGTTCTGCGGCTCATGCTTTAATGGCGGCGGCAGATATCAAGTACAATGCAGAGAACTCAACAGTCGGAGAAACGGCGTATAACCAAGAAAACGCGAGAAGGATTATCCAGAAGTGGAGCAAAGGGGGAATGGATAAAAATGAGTAAGCCATGCGCTACGTGCAAATTCATGCTGTCGAAAGCCGAGTACAAGAAAAACAAGTTCTACTACTTCTGCGAGAACGAGCATTATATCGGTTGCAAGAAACTGGAAAAGTACAACGACAAACTATATCGGAAACGAACATTTGAGCAAGGAACGAAAGTCATTGATACGCCAGAGAAGTTAAGCGAAGTTCAGTTCGTTTGGATTTGGGGTAAGCCAGTCCACGTAGCAGTTATTATCTCCATGCAGTATCGGTTCGTAGCAGAGATATTGAGAAGCGGTCAGTTGCGAGAAGCGGTTAGAAAAGCGATTCCGTTCGCAAGTAATCAAGACAATCCCGCCGAAAAAGATTGACCGTTGCGGTACGTTGTGGTATAATTGAAACAGGAATTGAGGTGAGAATATGGAAACAAACGAATCGACAATCAACTATCAAGCAAGTAAACTCATATGCCCGATAAGGCAACCTATTGCGGGAGTAAGCCGTGCTTATTGCGACGGAACTTGTTGCGCGTTATTCTGCTTAGACGGAGATTCAGGTCAGTGTGCGTTCAAGAAGCTGGCGGAGTCGGTAGATGTTCTAGGTAAGATTGCGAACGTCGAGATTCCGTTCAGCGAAGAATCGATTGAGATGCCGGAAGAACCGTGGGACGAGGACGAAGACGGCGTATTTTGAAAGGAGCAACAAATGAAATATTACAATCTGGTTTTTGTTAAGCATCAGCCGTTCGGCAAGACGTTCCTGTTTCAGTTGCCGATGAACATTTCCGTCCAGAGCAAAGACGTTGGAAAAGAAGTGCTGTGCGAAACGAAGCGCGGCGAACAGGCGGGAATGCTTGCGTCGGAGAACTTCATCGTTCACGAACGAGCGGCGAAAGCGATTAGTGCGGGTTGCGGTGGTTACTGGCCTGTCGCGAATGTGCTTGGAATCACAAAGAAGGTTACTACGACTGTGACGGAACGGTTCAACAATGATGCAACAAAGATTGTCGAAGAAATGACATTGATAAACGAGGACGGAACCACAAGCGTGAAGTCGTTTGATGTGAGCAAGTCTACAGACGTGAACGAACTTCCATTTAGTCAAGAAAGGGGTAGAGCGTGAAGATTTACATGTGCTACGATGACACAGACGAATACAACCCGGATTTTCTAGCGGCGTTTACGGAAAAAGAGAACGCAGATAAATACAAAAAGATGCGCGACGCAAACGCTTGGAAAACAGACATCGAAATTATCGAAACCAGTGACGGGTGCGACATCTTGCCGTCGATAAGCATTTTCGGGAGAGTGGTTGTGCGCGGAGATGATAGCAAACTGGTTGTGTATGCGTCTCCAACCAATACCATCGACTCGAAAGCCCAAATCGCAAAGACTGATCGTGTAAGAATAGACGAATGCGCGAACGGTGACTTCATATTTGAGTATAGGAAGATTATCGTTAACCCTAACCCGGAGAAAGACAACGAGTTTACGTACAAGGATGTTGTGAAGCGATACGCGACCCGCATCCACGATCTTTGGTTGGCAGGTGTTCCGTGGTCGGAAATCAAGAAACAGATTGCGGAAGAAGTGAGTGAGGAGGAAAACAAGTGAAACAATTCATCATCAAAAGCGCGATCATCGACAACTTCAAGTGCTTTTCGGAGCAGAAGGAAATCGAGTTTGGCGCAAAGACAACTTACATCAGCGGGGACAACGAAACGGGGAAGAGCAGTCTGGCAGACGCGATTGCTTATTGTTTGACAGGCAAAACGAGCGAGGGAGAATCGAATTTCACTATCGTTCCTATCGGAAAAGAGAAGGATGGAATATCGCCATCTGTTACGCTTGAATGCCTTGTAAAAGAGGACGGTAAGCCAGATAAGCCCGTGACGCTGTTCAGAACGTATAAGGCGGGTTATAATCGCGAGCGCGTGTTTACTGGCGAGTATGCTACCGAGTGCGCTATCAACGGAACGCCTTGCACCGTAAAAGCGTTTGACCAGTGGATCGAAGGAAACATTTGCAAGCAGGACGTTTATAAGCTACTGACCACGGTTCGGTATTTCACAGAAGGAATCGCAAGCAAGCCGGGTAACGCCGATTGGCAACAGCGCAGGGCACTTCTTCTTGGATTACTCGATTCTGAATCGCTTCCGTCCGATATTGTTCTCGCGGAATCGCAGGGAGAGCAGTTCACAGACTTGAAAGCCGCATTGCCGCGATACGAAACGGCTTCCGCATACCTTGACTACCTAAAACGGCAGGACGCAGAACTTACGAAGCGAATCGCTGATTTTCCTGTCAAAGTGAACCAACAGCAGTCGAATATGCGGAATTTACCGAACACTGTCGCGCCTGATTCTATCGAGAAAGCGATTGCAGATAGCACGGATGCTATCAAAAAGCTCGAGGAAGAAAACGCGGCATTCCGTCAGAAGAATAAGGAATCCGTAGCGGCTAAGAAGTTGCAGAAATTGCAAGAACTGAATCAGCAGAAGGAACAAGTTGTCAAGGATTTCCGAACAAGTGAAAACGGATGGAGAGAGTCGGTTCGAATAGCGCAATTGAGCGTGGCGCAAGCCAAGTCGAAGGCGAGAGACGTTGAAGACTCGCTTGCGTTTATGCGGAATCAGAAACTCGCGCAGGAATCAAGCGATATTGAAACGACTTGCGAGTATTGTGGAAACGACTTGAAGCCAGAGAATGTCGAGGCGTTGCGCACAAGAAAGTCAGAGGCATTGAAGGAAACCATCGACGGAATCGCACTGCGTGAAAAAGCAAAGATTCAGGTTGATGCAGAATTGCTTGCCGCGCAGGAAGCGTTGGAAAACGTCGATAAGGAGAAACCAGAACTCGACCAACCCGCAATCGACAAAATCGACGCATCAATCACGAAGCTACAGCAGGAAATCGCGGGATTCGATGTGAACGCGAACATGCCTGACTACGCAGGACGCAAAGCGGAACTCGAAGAAGAACTTGGGCGCAACCAGCAGATCGCTCGAATCTTGGTTCTGAACGAAGAATGCGAAGCGAAGATTGTTGAACTTGAACAGCAGAACGCAAAAGATGCCGCGCTCAAATCGACGCTACAACAGAAGATCGATAGCGTTGGTGAGTTCATCAAAATGAAATGCGAAGTCGCGCAGGAAGCCGTTCAGAAGCACTTTGAAGGAACTGGATTGTCGTTCGACCTATTCCGTTTCATCAAGAGCACTGGCGAGGTCAAAGAGTGTTGCAACATTCTGCTCAACGGTACGCCGTATAACGATCTTTCCTACAGCACCAAGTATATCGCATCGCTGTATATCGTTGAAGCGTTCCAGAGGGCATACGGAGTTTCGCTACCGATCATTTCGGACAACACGGAGAGCATCGATTACGAAGGTTACGCGCAGAGCGCAAATGCGGAATCGCAGACGATCTTAATGTTCCGCGTCGAAGAAAACTGTCCGAAGTGCGGTGGTCATTCTGGTCGCAGATCGTTGAACGGTCGTTGGACTTGCCAGAAATGCGGAAACATGTGGAGAAAGAGCGTCCTGATTTCTGACTATGCAGAGTAACGAAATCCAGAAAGCGATTGTCAACGAAGAACTGCGAATCCAAGACATAAAGCGGGAAGAACGATTACTGACCGACATGCGCTATCTTCCATACGGAATGATTGAGCAAATCAGAGCGAACCATCACAAGCTAATACGCGAAAGCGAACAAGCGATAAAAGACTTATTTAAGCTGAAAGGAAAGAACTAGGATGTATAAACCAGAGAAAGAGCAGATTTATCAGAACACGGCGAACATGCTGTCTGCGGCAAGCAGTTTCCGAGAGATCACGCTTCCGTTGAGCGAAGTCGCGATTCAGTTTGCGGAGTTGCTGAACGAAGTCAAGAAGAACAAGCCAAAGAACGGGGCAACCGAGGAAGCCGCGACGGAAGAAAAGTCAACCAATAAGGGCGGACGAAAGCCGAAAGCGACGGCGTAACAGCCGAAGGGAGAACCAAATGAACATTGGAAGAAACTACGAAGATTCCGATTACGTATCTACAGGAGTGGCGGGTCAGATGCTTGGAATATCCAGACGCACCGTTGTAAAGCGGATCGAGGACGGATCAATTAAGGCGCATCGTCCGGGAAGAGAATGGCGCGTGTCAAAAACGGAAATTCAACGAATCAAAGAAGGTCGGCTATCCGACTAGCTGAAAGGAAATAAGAATGGAACAGAAGCAGAACACGGCACTAGCGATGCTGAAAAACACTACAGAGGGTCTTGCAATCAAGATCAATCAGCTTGTCGAAAAGAAGGAACTCATGCTCCCGCCGAACTATGCAGTCGGAAACGCAATTCAGGAAGCGCAACTGATTCTCGCGGACAAGCCCGACATTATCGAGAAGTGTACGCAAGCATCCATCTACAAGAGCATCAAGTCAATGGCTATCATGGGTCTATCGCCGTCTACAGAGAAGCAGCAAGTGTACTTTGTCGGGTTCGGCAACCAGTGTACTTTGATGATTTCTTACTACGGCTACGTGGCTATCGCAAAGCGCATTGATACGACCATTGAGGATATTATCGCGCATCCGATTAAGAAGGACGAGGAATTCGACTTCGAGATTCGGACAGAGGATGGCTACTACAACATTCTGAAACACAAACCGTCTCTGGCAAGCATGGCGCAGAAGGAGTGTATCGGAGCATACGCAACCATCGTCTATAACGACGGAAAACCGCCTAAGAGCTTGGTTGTGTCTTGGGAAGAAATCGAACAGGCGTGGAAAATGTCAAAGACGCGACCGTTTGGAGAAGATGGCAAGACGCTTCAAAAGGGTTCGACGCACTACAAGTTCTTCAACGACATGGTGCGAAAGACTGTCACGGCGAAGATCGCTAAACCGATTATCCGAACGGCAGACGATAAGTATCTGTTCGGGCAGACGGTGAAAGCAGTTGATCTCGATAACGAAACAGCACAGGCTGACGCGGCAATCGCAGAAGCAGTTGTTTCGGAAGCAACGGGCGAGATCATCGACACGGACTACGAGATTGCGGAAGAATAAGAACTAGAAAATACTGCGGTGGAGGAATACGTAGACTCTATAGTGATCTGTAGTGCTTGCCTATGCAAATGGAAGTAGCACATGTTGGGTGGAAATCCCAACCCGCAGTAAAGGAGTAATAGTGAACATAATCTTTTCATCGACAGGTAGCGACGGAAACTGTACCGCAATAGAGAACGAGAACAAAGAACTTATAATGGTCGATTGCGGACTTCCTATAAAGCAGATCGATAAAGCAATAGGATATAGAGTTTCGTCAGTTTGCGCTTGCCTATGCACACATAAGCATTTCGACCATTCGGCAAGCCATAAGGATGTAACATTGAAATCTATCCCGCTATACGCCCCCGACACAGAGCCGCTTACAGGCGATTCTAGCGCGTTTCAGAAGCGGTACTACAAAACGGTCGAGCACGGTAAAACATACGCCATCAGGGGCAGGATAAGCGGCAAGATCGAGTTCCTTGCAACGCCGTTTCGATTAGTCCATTGTAACGCGGCAGACGGTAGCGATTGTCCGTGCGTTGGTTACTTGATTTCAGATGCGAAGCGTGGTGGAGATAAGATTCTGCTTGCGACTGATACGGCATACTTCGGAATGGTTGTTCAAGACATGGAAGGTGGGCGCATACAGGGGCATCGATTCCCGCCGTGTTCTCACTATCTAGTCGAGAGCAATTACATTCACTTGGAAGACGGAATCGATACGCTCAAAGGGGCAGAACTATCAGTTGAAATGCGCAGGGTGAATTCTCATATGTCGGCGCAAACGGCAAGCGCGTTCATCGGTCGGCAGGATTTATCGAAATGCAGAGAGATTTACCTGATTCACGTATCGCATTCGGCAACGGATTCTGATATAATCGAAATGGTACGGATGTTCAAAGACGAGATAGCGAAGAACGAAACTGCGAAAGATAGCAAGAAGGAGATCAAGATTTATGTCAAAGGACAAGTTTACCAAGCCGAGTAATAGTGGGATGCAAGAGGGCGACAAGCCGAGGTTCGATTCAGTTCAGGATGTATTGAAAAACGCCAACCGTCAGCAACGCCGCGCATACGAACGCAAGACCAAAGGAATGACTGACGCAGAAAAAGCGGAACTTGATAAGCGCATTGTAGAAGGAAACGTCACGAACGGAATCACAAAGGCGTGGAACAGAGCAATTTCGCTTGCGACCATTCGCGGAATCGACTTCTTCACAGAGAAAGTATTCACGGACTACGTGTCTAAGATTGACGAGCATGGAATCAGCAACAAAGAGCGTGACAAGCGAATTGAAGCGTTCCTGTCTGATATGCGACTTGGATATGCGAACTTAACGGCAAGGCGCGAACGAGAAGCACAAGCTGTTGAAAAAGAGGAAGTTACGGAATGAACGGACTTAACGTATCAGTATTCGACGGTTATATGCCACGCGACCCTGTTCCGTTTGAAATGAAAAACGGCAGAAAAGGCGTAGTGTTTAATCTGATTTGGTCGAGAGACTACGGAAATATCCACGAACTTTGCGATCTGTCCGTAGCGTGTTATCAAGAGGGCAGAGCAGAAGCGGTTATCAAATACTGCAAGAAGGGTTCTCGCGTTCAAGTGGAAGGGTATCTCGTTTCGATGCCGAAGAAGTCCAAGAGCGGGGATGAGTATAAAGAAACGCAGTTGAAAGCGGATAAGATTTATTTCATCTCTAGCAAGGAAGACAACTCTGGCAAGAGCGAAACAAAGAAGCCAGCCGCAAAAAAGACCGCGAAGAAAACGCCGACTGACGGAAGTGCAACGGCGGATGATGTTCAATATTTTGATCCTGAAACGGGAGAGATTAGGGGGTAGACGAATGAGATACTTGGACTTGCCAACGAGGGATGTTGTTACAAAGCTATCCTCTTACGCATTCGCGAGATCGGGTGTAGACGCTTCTGTTTTTAAGTTCTACACAGGAACAGAGCAAGTATATCAATTCGTCACGAATCAGATTGCAAAGGCAAGGGAACAAAACGCAGATAACGAGAAATTCAGAAACGCGGCTTTAGAAATTCTACAAAAAGAAATCGAGTTCGACTTACCGAAGCTCGATATTTGCGAAGATGATTTTGTTGACGAGAATTGCAGACGGTCTGACGATAAGGCGTTCTGGTTGAGCGCGATTGAGCGGCTCGCAATCTTGAACCTCGTAAAACTATCTGCCGAGATAATTGATGGTTGAGAAGTCTCCGCTACGTATATAAGTCCTTTGAATATTGCTGATCGCCTTCGTAGTGACTTGTTGGGTAGAGAAGTTGACCCCTGTTACCACGCTAAAACTTGTCGTTCCGCTGGAAAGCAAATAGGCTGTATTTTCATCCAAAGAGGTGCAGACTGAACGAGAACGCCACGAAGCCGAATACGGTTGCACGATAAATGAGTTTTGAACAATCAATTCCCTGACATACAGAACATTTGCTTGCGCAGTAGACGCATTAAGCCAACCGCTGATATAGGTTCCGATCGCATCGATCTTTACATAGTCAGCCTTAATCGAAGCGACAGATGCCGCCGCCGCGTTTGCCGTAACTGTAACAGAAGCGACTCTTCCGTCAACCTCGGCAAGCAACGTAGCGGAAGCAAAGTTGGCGTAAGCCTCTGCTCTTAATCCAGCCACACTAGACGAGACTAACGTACCAGTCTCGTCTTTTGTGTAATATCCCGCGAGAAGCGATAGCCTAGCGAAGTTTGCGTTTGTCCATGCTTCAAGACCCGCTCTAGCGGTAGATATTTTTCCATCGAGGTCTACGTAGTTGTGTTCAACGATTGCGGTTAAGTTCGCTTCTTGCTCGTTCAGATCAACATAAACTTGTCCGATAGACTGGCGAGTTTCCCCTGCAAATGTTCTTAAATATTCCGCTTCAAATCCAATAGTAGCGCGAACGTCATCAAATTCTTGAAAGAACCTTGCGTTAGAGATAATCTGTTCTTCCAAAGCGTCAGCAAGCGTACCACCGCCACCGCCGCCGCCACCTCCACGACGACCAGAGCTAGAGCCAGAACCAACGGAAATATCATCCGCACTGATTCTGCCTTTCGCATCGAACGCTGGCATTTCATCGGTTTTCTTGTAGATTAGCTTAAATATGTCGCGCACGTTGGCGTGAATATCACCGACCTCTAATGTTGTGTGGTTCAGCGGATTCCAAACGTCATACTCCCAATTCACGATGCGTAGCAGTTCGCTTGTTTCTTCGCCTTTTTCGGAATCGACGTAGTATGCTTTTACAACAGAGTTCAGATCGAATACGTCAAACTCATAGCCGCCAATCTGTCTGCGATCAACAACTTTGTTCTCATATTTGACCGTCTTGCGCGGACGGCAGACCTTGCTTACTTCGCGTCTAGCCCAATTAAGAAGCTGTAGCATCCCGCCATCATCGAGAGTATCATATATGTTCGGTTGTTCTGCGTAGCCCTCATAAATCGTGTCAGTGTACGAGAAATCATCAACGTAGCGTTTGCCGCCGTTGACAAGAGAGATATTCAACTTATCTGCGCCTAAAGGATATAGCCTAGTAATCATATCTGCATTCCATATAACGCTAGGCATGCTCGTAATATTCTTGCCGCGCTTAATCGTAAATCCGTTCCACGTATTGAAGTCAGAACCTTCTTTGTCCTCGTCTCGATAGTGGATAACCTTGTGGAGACTGTCGAAAACTATCACGCCGCCGTACAGTTCTTGGATTGATTCGATGTTCGAGAAAACATCCTTGGCATCCGTTTCAGCGTTAAATACACCCATCTCGTTTCCACTTACAAAGTGCGCAGTAGCACCCGCCGAGATCGACCCGCCGAGATTCAGAATCGTGATATCAAGGTTGCCATCACCATTTGTAGCGATACCGACAATACGTGCGCTCACGGGCGCGTCAGACCATCCAGAAGCGTCGTAGATAGAAATACTATAGCCTTGCTCCCAAGTGCTCGCGTAGGCGAAGCCAGCGTCCGTAGAAGGCACTGTGAACTTAGTTTCCAACGCCGCGCCGGAATTGCTGAACGCAACAACGCAATCATTCGAGATCGCTCCGCCGCTATTTGCGAACTTGACCGTGATCCTGCTGTCAGTCGCGTTGAAATACGAAACGGCGATAGAATCGGGAGCGTTCTCCCATTGCGGAACAGAATCGAGCGTAGAAATGTCAGCAATATAAAGCGTGTTACCGACAGCCCAATTCAGAGCGCGTCTAAAAGAACTATCCGTATTCTGCGCGAGGTCAAACACCCAACTGTCGCTAGAAGCCTTATACGTGCCGTAGAGAGCAGTGAAGTCACGAACAGCCGTTGCACAGACAGCATCGACTTGCGACGTATTGAAATCGGCGTGAATCATGTCGCACGTTCCAAGCATCCAACCAGTATCGCGAATCACAGACCACAAAGCGTAACCAGCAGAGCCACGCGGCATTAGAACGTCGCGCTCGTCCATCACAACGGAATCTTCGTACTGAACGCTGTTGATTGATAGCTTATATTTATTGTTCGACTTCGGGAGAATCATCACAGTGTGATCATCGATAGATTCAAGACCCGCACCGAACAGAGCGGTTGCGCCAGAAGCGATAGTCCCGCCGTAGTTATAGAATGTGATTATAATCGAATCTTCTGTCTTGGTGATCGAAACTGGATTGATATATTTCACCGCGCTTAACCACGTATCAGACGGTTCAAGGATATAGATCGTATCGGTAACGTCCCACAACAGAGCCTTTGCAAAGTTCTCGTCAGAGGAAGCGATAACAACCGTAGCAAGCACTGCAACCTTATTCGTTCTGTCATACTCCGCGCATTCAGTCGTAGCCGTTGCCTTGCTCTTGCTGTAGGTCATTACGTTATGCGCTTGGACGTATTTTTTTTTGAGCGTGTATTGTTCCTCTACAAGCGTTACAGTGGCGATACGAGCATCTTCGCCTTCAACGCCATAAACGATAGCATCGTCAGTCAGAGCCGTATAGACGCGACCATTAACGTGATAGCGATTCTCTGGATTCTTAATCAGTTGGAACTTTTCGGAAGAAACGAGCATCTTAAACGTGAACGAGCTTTCGCCATTCTGCACCAGCTTCACGGTCGGCTCAACCATTATCTCACGACGTTCATCATCCGAAACAACCGCCGTAGGATGTTTAGGCGTGGGAATCGGATTGCCAAAGGAAGCGATTAAAACGCCCGTCTTAGAGTAGACTTCAATTTCAGTTCGCTTCGGATTAGCCATTCTTATTTATCTCCAATCGTCTTACCAGAGGAATCTGTCGAACCAAGTGGTCGCAATATGCGCTTCCGTGCAGTCATTCGCCGTGATAATGATAGTTCCGCCAACAGGAATCTTCACGAACTCGCCGCTTAGATATTGACGAACGTTTGTTTTGTTGCCGAAAGAATCTTCAAGGTAGCAGACTTCCTTTCCGTGGTCGATATACAGATAGTTTCCTGCGGGAACAGTTCCAGTCCACAGAATATCAATATCGCCCATAGCGAACTCTGGATTCTCACATTCACCAGAAATTCGATTGATAACACCTACGGGAGCCATGCCAGCGTTCTGGATTAAGCCGCTACCATTCACTTGCTTCTCAAATCGGTTATAGCCGTAGGCGGAAGCAGTCAGCGGGATAATCGCACGAACGAAACTTGGCCCTTCTTCAACCGCCAGTTCGCCGTCATACTTAACGTCAAACGATACGCCCGTTCTCGCAAACGTGAGCGTCTTGGATTCATCTTTCGTAGCATCAAGTATCAACGTAATCTGCCGAACCAATGCGTCCTTCTCTGCTTGCGTCAAGTCATCATCCGACCACGCTACAACTTTGAATTGACGATTGCGATAGCGAGTGTGTTCCAGCGTTTCTCCGCTGACTCCTGCAATCTGAATTTCGTCTGACTCTGCTTCTGGTGCGCGAGGGATAACCGACTGCGACCAGTCCATCATCAATCCAAAAGGCATAATCCAATCGAACGCGGCATCAAGATCGCCTTCTCCGACTTGCGCAGGATCGCCAATAATATAATCAGCGATAGCAGTCTTGGGGTCAGTATCGGAAGCATAAGCCGTATCGCGAATCGCAATAACCGCCTTGATAAATTCAGCAAGATCAGACAATCCAAACGAATCAATCGTGCGAATCAATGCGCGAACAGATGTGATCTCGTTAAGTTTTACCGATTCCGTTGCTTGCAATAGCGTCGCCAACCTAGAAACGCTGTCAAGCATCTTGAATCGGTCTGTTACCATCAGGGAACAAATCATCGCAGAAACCGCATCAGTGATCCTTAGAGCGTCAGCAACGCGGAATAGAGCATAACTTCTAATCTGGTCTTGCGCGAATTCGAGTTCATCCGTCAACATATAGCGCGTCGAAAGCATGATGGCATCCGACAAGCGCGGTGTTTCATAAATAACCGATATAGCCAAAAGGCGAGTGACAGCATCACCCGCATTAAAGAAGTCGTTCAATCTGAAAGTAATGACGTAGGTGGCACTGTTGTAAAGAGCGCCACCCGCGTTCGCTTTCTTATTGTAGAATACTCCGCTATTGTAGTTTGCCATGTCATTCCCCTTTGTTGGGTCGGTAGGCGTTAGTTCTTCTTTTCTTTAACCGTTTCAACGATTCCTTCAACCAGTGTGGCGGCGGCAATCGTGTACTTGCCTTGCTCAATATCAAGTTTCTCGCAGATGCCCTCTAAGATTATGCGGACGATTGCGGGGTCAACATTGAAGTTTAGTTTGCCGAACAGCGTAAGAACATAGTTGCGCTTTTCCTCGCCAGACAGGTCGGATAGATACTTTTCAGCACCATACACGAACAGCGGAAGAATAAACTTGGTCAGGAACGTTGCAATCGTCGGATTCTTCTTCGCCACCCACGGAAGAACGAACAGGAAAATCACCACGAGAATGAGTTCAATTAGAACTCCAATTACGCCGGAAATATCAATCGTGAACATCTTAAATTCCTCCTACTTCTTACTGTGTATATTATATATTATTGTTCGTAGATAGTCAATCCTAGCCTTTCGCTTCGTCATCGTTAGAATCCGTAGTGGTCGTAGTTGTCTTTCCCGTAACGCTTGTTACGACGGTCGCGACGGTGCTTGCGATCTTCTGGATTATTCCATCCTTATCCTTACCGAGTCCGTTCTTGTTTAGACTGTCCTTCTCCTTGTAGGAAGTGATGCAGTATGCAATAATCGTTCCAAACAGCCCCGTAATCAAAGCCACGGTTACGGCAGAAGGAAAAGCGGGAGTAACGCCTTTTTCATAAATAATGTGCTCCCAAATAAGAAATCCAACTACGGTAGGGTACATCACAATCAGGATGATCTTCTTGAACTCGTCAACCATTCGGGAAAGAAACGCAGAACGCTTCTCGCGTCTGGCGCACTTCAATGCTTCAATCTCTTCTTTGGTTAGTCCTGCTTTTCTTATAAACATAAGCTACTCCTTGACTAGTTTCGCATTGTTCGGCAGTTCGTTCGATACGAATCCGTTTCCGTTCGGACATATCACGCCGTACCAACCAGTATTTTTGTCCATGCCAGTAAACGGAAGTCGCTCATTCTTTGCCGTATAAATTATATCGCCCGAAAGTCCTGCGGGGAATCGCACGTTGACTTTTCCTGTTATCTGCACATAAGCAGACGTAGGAGCGTTTTCCGAACCATCTTCGAGAACGAGCGAGGTCAAATCCTTTTTGCTCGATATAAATGCTGTCATACCCTCGAATTCGATCATATACCACTTTGCGCCTGCACTGTCCGTTCCGAGATATGGATAGCGTTCGCCTTTGTGCGCATCGCCAATGTCATCGTATTGCGTTCCGCTTCCATTACGGATATTGACCTTATTGCCAAGCACGAGAACGTAGGGCGGTTTTACGATGGAAACTGGAACGGCTGGTTCGCTTTCAGTATTAGCAAACTTGCCATCGCTTATCACGATTGCCACATGCTTTCCTGCGGTCAGATATAAGCAGCCTTTCTTGGCATAGTCAGCACTCTCGCGCCATTCTGGTTCTCTATGCGCGATAAACTTCCCAGTTGCAAGAAATACCTTCTCCATGTTGTGCGTAGAGACGTTGGCGACTTTCAGACCAGCGAGATAATACACCGCACGAGCAAGGCTTGAACAGTCGAACTCGGAATCTTCCGCTCTGGATACATCTCCACCCGCAGAAAGAATTGCTTGCAATCCAGTTGCCCTATCCGTCTTGTCGTAACCAAAAGAATCATCAGCGGCAATCTTAATAGCGAAGTCAACAGCGCGAGCGGCTAAAGCGGAATCGGTGCATTCAAGAACAACGCCCCATCCGCCATCGCGGTTATACCAATTCTGTACGCGAATCTCTCTGCCCGTTTGATCTCCCGCTTGTCCGCCATATCCACCGCCGTTTTCGTCTCCAACGGCATGCACAATCTTAACTGCCATTTCAATCACTCCTTAGTCAAGTATCGAACAGGAATACCCCAAACGTCACAATGACTTATCTCTTGACGAACGCCTTTGCTGACCTTCGATGCCACAATCATCTTATCGCACTCGGAAAGCAAATCAAGACAAATACGCATATCGTTTTCTTCGCCAAGTTCACCATATTTCAAGTGCGAGAACGCAAGAAGCGGACAGATGTACGTGTTATCGGGGTCTGCCATTTGCAGATCATGCGTGATCTTCGCCGCTTTTGCGATATTGGATTCATCATTCGAGTAAACATGCGCAACATAAACGAGCATTTTGTTGTCTCCTAAATAATACTTCCGTACCACATTTCGCGCAGGCCGTTTTCTTCGCTCCATACAAACGATACGACAGACTTTAACCCGCTCACGTAGCCTTGCTGATGCTCCCAATAAGAAGCGTTGCAGATGGTCGGTAGGTAGCGGACAATGATTCCGCCAATATCTTCTGTCTGATTAACGTCGCGCTTCGCCTCAACGGTTTTTGTCGTGTGAAAGTGTCCTGCGTGTATCTCTGCGAATAGGCTCATGCCGTATTCTTTTCTCGCACGATGCTGTAGCCAACTAGCCATGTTCTTAGCTGGCATATCTCCGTGAGTGAATCCAATCAGCGTAATACCGACGAGCCTGAATTTCTGCGGGTCTGACGCAGTATCAAACGTCACGTTGGCATCTTTTCTGAATGCCATTGCAACCGCCTTCATCAACGCATACCCAATTAGTCTGTCGTGGTTTCCGCTGATATATATAACTTCTGTAGGCGCAATGTTCCCAAGCATTGTGATGGAATCAACGAGCATGTCTAGGACTGTATCGTAGACCTTTTCCATTCTACCGTCCGCCTGCTGAAAAGTTCCATTGGTAGTCTCTTGTTTGTTGTTATCAAAGTGGAGAATGTCACCAAGCGTTACGAACATAATCTTTTTGAACTTGCGTCCCTTACAACGTTCGGCTATATCAAGCATGCATCTATTGAAATAGTCTCGCGCTATCGAAAGATCGTAGTCCTTTCCGGTTTCTACTCGCCAAGAAAGCAAGCCCGCGTGGAGGTCAGGCAAGTCAATCTCCAACACTTCTCCGTTCGGGTCGTACTGCAACGCGCTAGTGACTGGCTTTTCGTTGGTAAACGTTTTAGTTTCAAAGTACGAATTAAGTTCGTCAATAAGAACCTTTTGTTCGCTAGGCTTCACCGTCAACTTCGACTGCCACAAGGCAATCTTTTCTCCGCCCTTGACTTGCGACTGCCATACGTTTGAAGTAAAAACAACAACTTTCCACTCTGCTGGATTTAGGTTGTGCGCTTGCATAACGATTTCAGGAGTAAGCTGTTCGCCAAGAAGCAACTCAATTATCTCGTCAAAGACGATCTCGCCTGTCTCTCGATATGTGGTCTTGCAGGGTTGTTGGTCTGCGGGAACTTCATGCGCCGTCTTATACCTATCGGTGTGCCTTACTCGTCCCCTGATAATCTCCTTGATAGAAGATTCGTGCATGTCTTTTGGGAAATGGCTTCTAAGCCGCTTAACTATCTCTGGATATCCGATTCTTTCATCAAAGACCATTCTTACTGCGTCATCTAGCCAAATGGGTTTATCCATTGTTCCTCCTGAATGTTTCAAAGTTCAATTTTATCTGTGGTTTCGGATGACCACAATACCTGAACCACCGCCGCCGCCCCAGTGAGCGCTTGCATAGCCACCCTTAGCACCTCCGCCGCCACCGCCTGTGTTTGCAGCAGCAGAATAGCCGTTGCCCTCGTCAACAGCGCCGTTCGCACCACCGCCAGCACCGCCATATCCATTTGGGCTTCCAGAGCCCAAGTCACCCTTTTTAGCGCCGCCACCTCCGCCTGCATATAGCGTAGCACCAGCTTCGCCAAACTCTCTTGTTGTAGTGCCTTGGCCAGTTCCTCCGGGTCTTGTATCGCTGCTTCCTCCAGCGCTGCCGTCTGAACCGCCATTTCCGGGAGCATTGGATGCATTGTACCCTGCCGCGCCACCGCCACAACCGCCATTGCCACCCCATCTATTATCCGTAAGCCCTTGCGCACCAGAAGCACTATATCCAAATGCGCTTGATGCGCCTCCCGCCAAAGCGCTGCCTCCACCAGCGCCAACAATTATTGAATATGCTTGATTTGCGTTTAAAACGATATTGCGCCAAGTTCCGGTGTAACCGCCGCCGCCGCCAGCACCAGACACATAGGAGTTATCTGCTGTGTTGCCGCCACCACCGCCACCGCCAACAAGGAAAATATCCACCGCTATTCTTTTCTTAGGCGTGAATGTGCCGGACGTTAGGAACTTTAAGCGAAAGTTGTGATTACCGTCATCTACCCATGTGTATGTTCCGGTGTAGGTGAAATCATCTTCGGTGAATCCAGTTTGGAGCGATCCTGCAATACAAGCCATCATTAAGTGTCTCATGCTCCCGTGTTCCCCACGATTTCAATAAGATTGCTAGAAATCTTTCGCCAATAAACAACACCGTACTGCTCTGCTACTTTCATTCTGCTTCCAGCGGATTGGAAGGACACGCCATCGCTTCCCGCTATAGTAAGCGTTCCAGTGCCAGCTCGTTTAATGAATCCGAGCGAACCATCAGCATAGCCGCCAACGGCTTGCGTAGCGAATGTTATAGTTTTGTCGGATGCACTTGTCATAACGACCATCTTGCGATTGTCCGAGGAAAGCATTGTGTAGTTATCTGTTTGGTCGTTAATCACGAGTGTAGAACTTTCAGCGCCAATGTCAGCAGGGGTCAGCGCGTCGCTCCCGCCAGTTGCGTGAGTTGATTTATGCGTGATTGCGGCGAAAACCAATCCAAGCGCCGTCTTAATCGCAGACCACAGAACAAACTTGGTTCTCGCGCCCGCCGTTGCGGAAGCGTCATTCAAAACAAGACAATCGCCATCAGCGATAGCATCGATTTCGGAAACGGCTTCCACGACCGTGCGCGTAACATCAGCACCATCAGCCACGTTTATAATCGTTCTTACGTTCGCCGCAGAAAGATCAGACGGCGCGGCGGCATCGCCACTTGCATTGCCCTTGATCGTTCCGTTCGCCATGTTAGCCAGTTTCGCGTTCGTGACTGCGCTTGCGACCAAATCATCCGTACTTCCTTGCTGAACCCAAGTATAATCGCTTCCAGCAATAGCCGTGCATCTAAACACGTTGCCAGAGGAAGTATTGACGTAGCGTTGACCAACAGTTCCGACAGTAGCCGAAGAAGGGTCGCCAGAGCCGCTTAGAAACGGCTTGCCAGTTATTTGAGCCTGTAGCTTACCAAGAGCGCCAAGAACCGTGTCCGTCGCTGTAATGACCGCTGACGTAGCCACATCGATTCCGGTTAGAACAACAGCGCGAACCTTAGCAGTTAATTCCTGCCAGTCTTTTCTTCCACCGTAGTAATACAAATCAGACGCAGACGTTGCTCCATGCGCAACGATAGTCGCTTGCTTCGCGCTTAATAGGTTGTCCGCTTCCGTCTTGGTGTAGTAGGTTGAAAGATCAACCGTCTTATAGATATCTTTCCATGCGGAACCAGTCGAGTCCCACATATAGATACTATCAACAGTTCCGCCGATAACAGCAAAGTCTCCGTCAGAACCAGTCGGATGCGCCGATTCAAGAGCACCAACCGTAGAGTAGTAACCTTTGATTTTTCCAGTGATTCCTTGAATTGTGGTGATGTTGTCTTTGACGGTTTCGATCTCGGTGCTTGCGTTTGCGATTCTCGTTGCGGAAACAGTAACAGTATCGCTACTCGTCAGAACAGAAGAAACGTCAAAGATAATCGCTCCGCCAACATAGTCAATCGTGAAGCCCGCACCAGCAGGAGTAATTACACTTCCGTTCTTTTTGATAACAGGCGCAGGACTAGAGAGCCACAAACGTTTTCCGTTCGCAACTTGGTAGATTCTGTATCGGTCGCTCTCGCTGATACTTACTTCTGGCATTGCGGTGTCCGTGATGGTTTCCGTAGTCAGATTAAGAATCGTTGAGATTACATTAAGACCCTCTGATAAACCCGCCAGAAACGGGCTTACGACCTCTGTGGAGCCTGGGTCAAATTGCGGAATGCTTGCCATGCTAGTTCCTCCGTTCCTGCGCCTGTTTCATGTTAGACCGAAGTCAGTGAGATTGTAAGCTGTAACGTCCAAGTGCCTGTCGTTTTCGTGCCAAGCGAAGCAACCTTGCGATTCATCGCGATTGCACCTGCGCCAGAACCGTTCGTGATAGCTGCTTCGTTCCATGCGAAGTTCGCAGTAGAATCATCAAACGACGCTCTGAAAACGATTGTGCGTCCGCTTACCGTCGGATAGCCGCTATCCATCGCCGAGAAAGCCTTGTTCACGGTAGCGATAACGCCAGTCTGACTTGCCGCTTCTGCCGTGGAATCCGACCCGACATAAATCTTTGCGTTTGCCGCAGAGAATGCCGTAGCACCAGATACGCCGCCGATCAGCTTCAGCATTTCGTTCGCGCCAGTATCAAGGATGATATTCTGAACATCAGAACACACCTCGTAGGGTTGCTCGCCAATCGCAAGAACGCTCTCCATCGTCTTAGACTTGAACTTCTCAACGCGCCAGTGAACTTCCCATGCAACATGCTCGGAGAACGCAAGCGCACGGTTCAGCATAGAGCGCATCTTCTTCAATTGCTCTTTCTTCTCGTCGGTTAAATTCTCCGGATTCTGTGCGGCTTTTTCGAGCATCATCGAAATTGCCTTGTATGCCATGCTTTCCATTTTTTATACCGTCTCCCTTTCGTTCTGTTCTGATTATATATCATATATTATTGAAACGCAAGTGGTTGTTGTGGTTATAAAAACCATCTGGCAAGCGGGTCTGTTTGATTTCTCCCTGCGCCTCTCAATGTGATAAAGTTGTTCTGCGAGTTACTCGTAGTGCTTGACGCGCCTGTTGCACCATTGATTCCAGACAGACCGCCGAACGACGCAACGTTTCCAAGCTTAGCCAGAACGCCATCAAGTGTCGTTGACAAGTCTCCCAAGTCCTCTATCATTGGGTTAATAAGATTGTTCCTCCAAGCTTCAGTTGTCAGCGGCGCGTAGGTGTTTACGGCATTAAGCATCGAGATTCCTGCCGTGTCTGCCGCTCCCGCCATCTGTTGTTCGATTACAACGCCAGTGTCGGTAGCGTTCTGAACAACTGCTTCAAACGCCGTGCTGAACGCATCCTCAACCGCTTTCTTCGCGGATTCCATGTCAAGATTATTGAACTCCCACTTTGCGAGGATTTCATCGAGCGCAGTTCCCAGCGCGTTCACGGTGTCGCTCCACTGCTTCTCAACCTCTTGGCTTGCATCATCTTCGGCGTTGAACTCAGGGTTCACGCGCAACAGGATTCCAAGCCCCCGTCTATCCAGTTCAAGCAACTCGCTCTCGCTCGTAGCCTGCCCGAGTAAGCCGTTGATATACTCGTTAATCTCGTCGGCCGAAAGCGTCCTGCCATCGTCCAGAACCATGCTGTAGTGAATCGCCCAATCGTCGCCATTCTGGTCTTTGAACGCATCCCACTGCGTCTTTATTCCAGCAAGCTTGTCAGAGAAATCAACGTCGCTCGTATACTGCGAAGCGTCGAACATCTCGTAGAACTTCTTGATCTTTTCGGGAAGATTCTCATTGTCCATTTCGAGCAGAGCGTTGATTAAAACGTCTTTGTTCTGTTCGAGAACGGATGCTTCATCAGCCATCACTTGACCGATTCCGCCCCCTCCGCCGCCTCCGCCTCCCGCGCTACGCAATGCTTCAATCTGCGCGTCGATAGCTTCAACCATCGCGTCTTTCCATTCTTCAATAGCCGCGATTTGGTCATCCATGTTCCAGTCTTGAAGCTGTTCCTGCCAATCGCTATCCAGTTCGGCAAGTTTCTTTTCGGACTCGTATTCATCCGCCCTAGCATCTGCACCAGAACGAGATTGAGCACGGCGAACATCAGCCAATGCCTCCGAACGGTTCGCAAGATAATCATCACGCTTGCGCTTTCGGTCTTCCGCATCGGACATTTTTTTCAGCGCGTCGATTCTTGCTTTGGCTTCGTCCTCGATTGCTTTCTTACGCGCTTCGAGAATCTTGATCTGCGGGTCTTCACCGCCGCCACCGCCACCACCAGAAGTCTTTTGTGTTCCAGTAGCCGTACCACTGAACGAAGCAAGCGTGGCAATGGTAGACCCAGCCGCCGCACGAAGATTGTACATCGCCGCAGAAGCCGTGAGAATTTGGTTTGCCATTGCGATAGCCTTAGAACCTGTAGTGTTCTGCACGTAGCCCAGTTCGTAGAGTTTTTGAGCAAGCGTTTCGACGCTATATCCGCTAGAATACGCAGAGGCGATCAGCCCTTGCAGTCCCGCCGCCGCGCTCCCACTGGAACCCGCAACCTTTCCTGCCGCATCATACGCTTCATCGTTCGCATACGCGCTAAACTCCGCCGCAATCGCGGACGCATATTCAGCTTCTTTAAGTGCAAGGTTCGTTTCAATCAGTTTCAACTTCGACTCAATGAGCGCATCCGTCGCACTCTGGTTCATCGAAATTCCATTAGAAGAAACGTCTAGCAACGCAATATATTCGGGTTCAAGTTCCATAAGCTGTTGAAGCATGTCAACGCTCATAATGCCAGTCTCATTATATTCATCGATAATCGACTGCAATGTAGAAACTGATCCTTGTGCGCTGTCCATGTCTTCCGTAATGCCTTTAATAGCCGCGCTGATCTCTTCCAGAGACTTCGTGTAAACGCCCTGTACTTGCGCACCTTCGGAAAGAGCGTCGTTATAGGTGTACGCAGCTTTAGCTACCGTATCGAACTCTGGATAAAGCAGGAGCATTTCAGCGCGCATTGCGGCGGCGTATTCAGCCGTTACTCGACCTTGAGTAGCCGCTTGGTCTAAGATATTAATATAGTTATCAAACTCTGCTTGCGTATCAATCAAGCCTTTTGCTTTTTCTGCATTCGCGTCGAGAAAGGCTTGACCCGCCGCTAGGTCTTCCTCTGCCTTTTTAGCCGCATCGACTTTGGCTTGATATTCAGCTATCTTCGCGTTCACTGCCGCTAGAGCATCTACGCCATCTTCGCCCATCGCCCCGAACTCAGCCGCCCATTCTTCAAGTTTGTCAATCGCCGCTTGAGCGCCTTGTTCTTTGGCTAACTTATCGATAGCAGATGTGGTATCTTCTCCGCCTGCTATGCCCTTCGGAAGATTCCATACTTCGGATAATGTAAACGGTTTTGGCGTGTTCAAATCCTTATTCGCCGCATCCGCCGCTGCCTGCAAATCTTGCAAGTTCTTCTTCGCATTCTCTACTTGCGCTTCTCTTAACTTGGCAATGTTCTCGTCAACCTTTCCATTGACCAAATCCCATCCTTCTGCCTGATCTCCAAGAATAGCAACGATATCCTCGTGTATTTTTTTAGCAGAAGCAAGCGCGGTTTCGTCGCCCGACTTGAATCCAGCAGAGTTCGCCAGTTCTTCGTACTTATTGATTAGCGAATTGAGCGATTCGGTTTCTTTTCTTGCCGCATCACCCGCGTCCAATAGCTTTTGGCGGTTCGCTTCTGCCGCCGCGTTTACTCCGTTGATTGCACCGATAAGCAACGATAGCGCGGTCACAACGAGTCCAATCCATCCAAACGCCGCCTGTAAGCCTGTAACGGCAACCTTCGCCGCATTAGCACCAGTAACAGCCGTTTTGAACGCTTGTCCCCACCCCGTTATCATTTCGGAAATCTGTTGAGCCTTAATCATCGTAAGGATTCCGAGAAGTGCAAACAGAGAAACTTTTAATCCGCCAGTGTTTCCGATCAGCTTTGCCATCCCGATTGCCGCGTCCGATATGAATTTAAGAAACTCTAAGAATCCCGCATCGCCAAACTCAACTGCGAGTTGCTTCCAAGACGCGCTAAGCTGATTCGATATAGCGGTCAGCGTTGCCATGTACTTTTCGTTTTCAGTGACCGAATAACCCTCTGCATCGGTCATGTTGCGAACGGCTTCTGCGGCGGTATCGAGATTGTCGAGTACGACAATGAACGCATTCTTTCTATACGCGCCTGCCGTCGAATATATTGATTGAATTTCTTTTCCGTTTGCTCTTTCTGTTTCAACTAACTTCTGGTATTCTTCGCTGTCCGCAAGAAACCGATCGGTGGCTTCTTCGTCTGTCGCCATAAACTCAGCAAAAGCAACGTTGCCGCCCTTAATCTTTTGCGCCAATTCAGACCACAGCTCAAGAACAGGACGCATATTTCCTTCTGCATCCTCTGGGTCAATGCCCATTTCTCTCATAACGTTTAGCGACTTTGTTTTTGTGGTATAGGTAATAAGCGAACTAATCGCCGTGCCTAAGTAGTCACCAGAACGTCCAGTTGCTTCACCAAGAGCCGTGATAGTACCAATCAATTCCTCTAGCGACATTCCGTACGTCTTAGCCGTGCTGCCCGCTCTCTGCATTGCCGCAACGATTGCTTCCGATGTAATTGCGTAATCGTCAGCGGTTTTATTGATCTTGTCGATCAGACCAACGTAGTCATCGGCTTCAAGATTCCATTGCGCCATAACAGCGATCAGACCTTGTGTAGCTTGCGTTACATCGAGTTCAGCCGTGTTCAAAGCAAGCATCGTTCCGCGAGTCAGCGTCAGAACATCATCCCAAGATTTACCTGTTTGCGCGAAAAGAGTAGCCGACTCCTGAACCTCTTCAAAAGTGCGACCGTATTCGTAAGCGATATCGTAGAGTGCGCCTGAAACATTAGACGAAGAAACGTCCTCGTTCAAGACACGCTGTAAGCCTACGACTGCTGTTTCGGTTTCTTTGACCGTGCTAATTAGATTCTTGAATCCGTTGATAACTCCCTGAATCAGATAGAACGCGGCGAGCCAACGAGCCTTGTCGGATAACTTTTGGAGGAAGCCTTGCGCGTTCTTTCCACTTTCCTTGAACTTCTCGTCAAGTTCTCCGAGTTTTCCTTTCGCCGTATTAACGTCAGCTTCCACCGTCGAAACGATCGCGCTCTTTTTAGATGACTTCTTCGCTCCGTCCTTAGAACCAGAACCACCGGCAGAAAAGTTATTATTCCATGCATCCTGCGCCGCTTTAGCCGATTCCTCAACAGTTGCTGGAATAGACTGCAACTGCGCTTGCATCTGCGTCAGATCGAATGCTAGTGAAGTTAGGTGCTTTGTTTCGGTGGTAGCCATGCTGTCACGCTCCGTTCTATTCGGTGCTAGTCGGTATCTTGTACTTGTTCGGGTTAAACTGCGAGAAGTTGCTTAGGAAGTCTTTGTCGAGCGGTGTAGGCGGTGTCTCTGCGGCTTTTTTAGCCAATTCGCGTTCAGCCTTTAAGTCTCGCGGATATGCGCCCATGCTCAACTGCCCTTTAGCGTTCTTCTTGCGGCTGTCTTTATCTCCATCTTCTGGTACTCCAAGATTCTCGCATGCGCGTTTCACATATCGTCCATAGAGTTCTGTCAGATACGCTCTTGAACTTGTAAGGATTTCTTGCTTGTTCATCCCCGCATAATACCTCAACGCGGAAAAGAACTCTGCGTAATCAAGCGGCGTTGCATCAGCATCAGATTGTTGGGTCATGCCGCCGCCCTGCACAACCCGCTTCAAAAACCCGATAGTTCGTGCAAATAGCAGATCATTCCTTCGATCTCACCCTTGTTCAGTCCGAACTTGCGCTCAAGGTCATAGAAGCGAATCTTGCGTCCCTTATAAGTCACCTTGCGCTCAATCCACATTGCAAGAATCATCGCGTTCGGATTGTCGCAGTAGTAAAGATAATTGCGTTTGGTTCTCTTTATTCTCCAAACAGACGCATCCGTAATCGGCTTTCCCGTTGGAAATAAACGTTCGATGCTTCTTTTGTTCTGCCGCTCCATCTCTGCCAAACGTCTGTTTGAGAAGAAGAACTGTAGGAACTGCCCCGATTCTTTCTCGTTCAGCATCCGCTCTTTGCCATCTTCGCCCTTAATCGGCTTCGGAACAGGTGACATAGTGAGCGATTCTAGGTATTCATCTTCTTCACCAAGATAGATCGGCTTGACTTCAAACTTAAAACCATTCGCGAAGAACTTCCCGCGTTCAAGCATAATATCTTTCTTGAGTTCTTTTTCTTGCGCGTACAACTGCGCCACCGTCATTTCCGATTCTGCAACAGCCTTCTTTGAAGAAGGGGCGGTATACGTCTTACCGCTTACCGCCCCATTCGCGTTTTGGCTTGTTACAGCAGACGGCTTCTTGGTCAATGTCTGCTGGCTGTCGTTCATTCGTTTATTCCTCTGTCACTTAGACCGTTGCCGTGGAAAGAGCTTCGATGTATTCCTTATACACCTTGACACCCTTCGGAACAGGCGCGGAAGTGAAGTTGTAGGTCAGCGGGTTGTTGATCGACTTCTGCGTGGTCGTGTCCGTGATATCGCCGTCGTAGGTTGCCCGCTCGATAATGGTCGTGCGCGGGTAGACTTCCTCGGACTCTGCGCTCTTTGCGAAGCCAAAGACTTCAACGCGGAACATTGGGGTTGCAAGCTGCTCGTTGTTCTCGATCAGCATGCCGCCATACGGCATCACTTTGTGGAACACGCAACGAAGCGCGATATCCTCGTAGTCAGACGAGAACGACATAATCTTAGTGTCGGGGTCATACTCGAAGATACCAACTTCCAGAGTCGTTACGGACGCGCCGCCGTTCTCCAAGAAGTTACCGAAGCCATCCTGAACCATCAGGTCGTAATCGCCATCAGAGTCGGCTGCAGGAGTATCAACTACGCCGCCAGTCGTTCCGAACGCAACCTCATAGGTATAAGGCGCGGTGGTTCCGACTTTAACTGGGGTAATCGTGGTTTCCTGACGCGAAACGTTGGCGGTTGCACCAGCCGCGAGTTCGGTGACGGTACGGTTTGCCGCAAGAGCGTGGAAGCGCGGATCGTACACGTTCGACACAATCGCGACTTTGAACTGCGCACCAGTTGCGAACGGCTTATCATTACCGTTGCCATTAGCAAGCGTCTCCATCGTTCTAGTTTCGGACGTTTGAGTGCTCTGCAAGAAATCTCGCTGAGTAGCAATAGCCTTCGACTTGTCCGGCGTTCCATTTTTATCGAGCGGCGTGAGGATGACTACGCCCGCTTCATACGGTACGAAATCGCCCATAACGCTCGTTTGAGCCTGTCTAGCCATGTTATCCTTCCTTTCTTACTCCATTTAGGAGTTATCATGTTTATTGTGGTTTTATCTATATACCATCATCCTACTGGCTAATTGCTGTTCGGACTTTGTTATATACCGTTTCATATGCCATAAACCGCGTCGCTACTTGATACAGCGAGTTTACGGACGATAGAGCCATTGGCGGGTCTAAGAGTTCAAGTCTGTGCTTTCCTCCGACCACCTTGTTATGCAGGAGCGCGATTATCTGGTCAGCACCATTATCAACGCTTCCGCTCTTTGCGTTCGATGCCGACAAAAGAACTTCATACACGATACCGTGCGCGAGTTGATTCCCTGTCTTTTCGGGCTGAACGTTGTAGATAAAAATCTGTACCTTTGTCGGGTCAATCGTCGCATCACTGTTTTTGAAGTTAAACGTCTGTGCGGGATCGAATCCAAGCGTAAGCATAAGCGGGTCTGTCGTAAGAACCGTCTTAATAGTTGCTTTATCCTTGAACGGCGTAATTGCCATGCTTAATACCTCTCGCTAAACTTCTACAAAGAACCGATCTATTCCGTCTATCCATTCTTGCATCTTCATCGCGATAACACGCTTCGCTCGACCTTCTGCTTGACACAGCCACGCTTCCGCGTTCTGAATCGCCATAGTAGGAGCTATCGGCGTTATCTTAGTTCGCGTTCCATCTTCGTTCGTGATGTACTTTCCTTCGATGTTTCTACCGCGATTTCGTCCACTCGATTCATGCGTCACGCCCCACGGGTCAATGTAACTTCCTTTGGGTCTGCCGACGATTGGCGTTCCGGGTCTTGCAGGGTTAAATTCTGCCGAAGCTTTATATTCGCTCCAATATGATCCAGCGCTCGTGTCCGCTAAACTGCCCGTTCCGTAACTGCTCAATATCGCATCCGCATAGAATGCGACTTGCTGTTTGATAATCGAAGTTCCGACCAGTTCTGCCGCATTCAGTTCTGTTGCGGCTTGCCCTTCTGCTGATAATCCAGAACCGCTTCCTTGACCTCGCGTCTCATTGACGAACCATTGCATTATTTCTCCTGACGCGGCGGTAACGTGCTCAACGAGACTAATCATCGCCAAGTCGCTTCTAAACGTCAGCATGTCAGCTTACCGCCTGTCCCCTAGTGTCAACGGACAACTGGCAAGCAATCGTTCCAGTGACAACGTTTCCCGCGCCAATATTCATCATCGAAGTATCAATGCTGTCTACGCGATACCGAATCTTTTTCAAGGCATTTACGCCTGTAGTCGGATTCATCTCGAAACCGTAGCGCAGAATGATGTTTGAGTTCGACAGCGTGTATCTAGCGGGGAACTTGGCAACGCAAATCGTCTTATCGGCGTTACCGTCCGTTGTCTGCTGTTGACGCTGTAGCGTTTCCGTCACGTAGGCATATACGCCCGATTGAACCACCGTTGCGCCCAATTCCGTATTGCCAGTGGTCGCATTCGTCGTTTCAACTAGCCTTGCAATGTCAATCACCTCTGTCGTTTCCATCGCAAAGATATTCGCAATCTTCGGCGTAGTCGGTTCTGGAATCACGGAAACAAGCATATACTTTCTAGTTGGAAACCTTGACCGAACAAAATAGCTTCCTCTAAGCGCAATCGCTGTAGCCGCATCGGGAAACGTCATAACGCCATAGAATAGATACTCGCGCTCTGCTTGCATATACGAGGACTTCGTGTTCGGGACTGCTGACATCTTCTGCGCATACTGCGTTCCAGACGGAGACGTGATTACAACATCTTCCGCCATAGTCGGGTCTTGCAAAAGGTTGTAGAAGTCAGCACCCGCTTGCTCGTACATGTTAAATCCATCCAGTCTTGCGCGGCGTATGCGTCACTCGGAATCCCGCGAACGAACTTCCTGCAACGCCTGTAATCTCGGAAACCAATGTATCAATCACCGACTCAAACGATTCTCCCGCGACTTGCGCTTTCTCGTTGAACTCCATCTGCATAGTCGGAGTCTTTTGGCTCTTTCGCACAAACTTCGACGCGATCTCACGGAAGTAAACGGCGGTCTGCAATACGATGCAACTCTCAAACAGAACAAAGTTCGCTTCGGACAGCGTTTCCCACCCAGTGATTCTCGCCTTAATCTTTCTCTCCGCAAGCGGGGCTTTTTCGGGGAAGTCCATAGACGCATTGGCAATATCCGTAGCACTCGAAAGCCCAAGCGCACCACGCACTCGGTCGTAGAAATTCGCTATATCTGCGTAGCTTTCCCATTCGGGCGGATAAGACTGCTCCGTTGCCATCGAGACTTCCTCCATCATTCGAGAATTACTATATATAATATATAATCTTTTCAGTCTACTTGTCAAGCATTACGTGGTTTTATGCGCAAAATAGGCACTGTCCAACCCGCTTTCAACAAACAAGTGGTAGTGCCTACTTTGAAAGATGCATAGCTCATGCCACGCATTTGCCAGACTTGCCCATAGTCCAGCATACAGGGGTGGTTAATCCCCCAAATCTAAACTCCAAGACCGCCATCGCGAATCATCAGTTCCATCGCACGATCTCGCGAACCATTCTTCTTGGTCAATCCTCTGTGATACTTCTGCGGCGTACCGTTCACAGCAACCGTCTTAGGCGCGCCTCGGCTCATTGACAGCCCTCTGGACGCGCTTTGTATACGAACGCCACTATTCCTATTTCCGATGCTGATAATCACACTAGAAGGCTCCCTGTGCTTGTAAAAACAATATAAGTCCGGCGATAAACATCACGATAACCCACCAATTTGTCTTGACAGTCTGCATCCAATCGATCTTGCCTTTTTCGTCAAGCTGACTGATAACCTTGCTCTGAACAGACGTTTTTTCTTTCAGACTTTTTATGCCATCCTCAACGTTACAAAGCCGACCGTCCAAGCGAACGAGCGTGACATTTAAGCTACTTAGAATTGTTGGCAAGTCCGTAAGGCTATCGAGCGTGGTTTCAACTTTAGTAATGCACTTTGAATGCTCTTTGACTTCGTTTTCGATTCCGTCCACGCGCTTTGTCATTCTATCCTCCACGCGGGTTATTACGCTTTCTAGCTCCACCCGCGTAACGAAATCCTGTTCGCTCATGCTGTCAGTTTCCTTTCGTTTCATCGAAAAAGACAAATTATATATTATATATAAATCATACACAACATATAGAGCAATGTCAACAATAAAGCACAAAAAAAGAAGGGGACGAATCCCCTCCTTTATTGTTGGGTTGGTTACGCGCTCTTGATGTAGCGCACCGCGTTCGCATTGAACTTCGCGAAGCCAGAAACATCGGAAATCGTTCCGAGCTTGGTCTGGTTGCGAATGTTCGCGTTGTACTCGCGGATCATCGAGCCGTTCTCGACGTACTTGTTCAGCGCCATGTCTTTGTTGAAGATAATGGCGGGGTTCTTGCTTCCGATCTGCGGAACGTCTGCCGTAATGAGCGTGACGCTTGCGGGGCTGATCTGCGGGGCGTTGAACCCGAAGCCCTTGAATGCGCCCTCAACGAGAGACGGATCATAGCGTAGGGTCAGAAGCGAGCGGAACATGTCTTTGCCGCAAATGACCGTAGTCGGCGCAAGGTTGGTCGCAAGGTAGAACTCCACGCACATGCGCACAAATTCTGCGGCAGTAATCGTGTTCGCGGTTGCGCTCGCCCATCCAAGATCGACGGCTGGGTTGCTATTGCCGTCTCCGTTAATCAGGACATAGGTCGCTTCGCTGAGTTCCTGCCCAGAAATGTCGCCCGCGATAGCGTCAAGAATCTTGCCCATTTCGTCCATACGCATTCTGCGCATAGCTTCATAGGAGATTTCAACGGCGCGACCGTGTTTGAACAGTTCTACGCTCTTTTCGCCAGTTTTGATCTTGGCGAGCGGGAGGTCTGCGCCTTCGCTTACGCGCTTGCGCTTCGTGGCATCCTTGTTCTCCGTGCTGAGAAGGTCGAGGGTAGCTGCTTTGAGAACGGTGCTGTCCACGCCAATCGGAGCGCCAGTGATATACTGGAGCACGTCCTGTGCGTAGATCGACTCATGCAGACGTTCGTCCATCCAAGCGGGGATAAGCCACTCGTTCGTATCGGTGTTAGTCGTGATCGTAGAATCAAGAACCGTGCCGATCTTCGTAGACTTGCCAACACCAGCGTCGAGCAGAGCGATCTGAATAGCAGATTTCTTTGCCAGAGCGGGGTCAGCGTTTCTACGGTCTACCAGAAGCTCCGCGTAATAGGACTCCAGAGCTTCGGAAGCAGTCATCTCGCCAGTGAACGACAAGTCCATTGCTTTGCCGCTAACGAGAATCTTGTCGAGAGTCTGTGTAGATTTCATAGTCTTTTCCTTCCTTTCTTCCAGATTCCGTTAGTCGAGCCAGAGCGAAACTAGCGCGTTCGTGGTATCAACGGCAAGCGCGAAAGCGTTCGCACGTTTCACGGCGATTCCATTCGTGGTGTCAACCGCGACGTTCTGCAACTTCTGAATCTTGCCCGCGCCATCAACGGCAAGCAGATCGCCATAGCTGGTCGGTCTGTAAGTCGTGGTTGCAGACATGGCGACATCCTCAAACGAGCAACGCCGCTTTACGGTCGCGATCTTCCCGTCCGCCGTGAGATTGTCATACTTTTCTACGACTTCTACACGTCCGAGAATCGCATCCCCTGCGGAACCGAATCCGCAAGAGTAATCGCCATTCAGCGCAACAAAATCGCCAGCCTTAATGGTCGCGGCAGAAGTAGAGTCCACAAGGAACGTACCGCTGTCAACAAGCCCTTCGAAGCCGAGATCATACGCTTCTTTAATGCTAGAATACATTGTTTTATCCTCTCTTTCCTAGAACTTAATTGTTCTGTGTTTGTTCATTACAGCATGTCCTTCGGAGCAACGGCAGGACGTTTCACTTTTCCGTCTGCGTCGGTCGCTGGTACCGAAACTCGCTTTCCTGCTTTCAGGTCTGCTTTCGCCATCTCATTCCATTCGTCGGACTGCTCCTGAATGTCGGTCAGGTCGAACTGCCCCGCACTGAAAGTCTTGCGCCAACGGTCTTCGTTGAACTTTTCACCGTAAGCGCGAATGCCCTGTTTGATTGCATCCTCAATCGCATCGTCGCAGAGAGCCTTATACTTCTTGCCTGCAACTGCGAGTTCGAGAAGCTGGTCGTTCGTCACGGAAACGCCAAGGGCCGCTTTTACACGATCTTCTGCAACCGCAACTTCCTCTTTGACTTCGGCGGGTTTAGCTTCACCTGCGGGTTCTACTTCTTCGCCTTCCGGCTTTTCGGTTTCTTCCGCTTCGTCAGCTTCTTCCGCTTCTTCCGCTTCGTCGCTCTCTGCTTTCGCAGGAGTCTGTAACTTCGCGGATGCCGCTTCGACAATCGCTACGACCGATTCGGAGGAAACGCCAAACGCGGCAAAAGCCGCTTCGTCAATCCCAAACCGATCCATCAGTGCGCTATCGTACTTGAATCTGCTCATATCTCGTTTGTCCTCCTTCCTCGTATCGTCACTATCGGTTTCCTTTATAAAATCGACAGGTAACTTCTCTTTCAAGAAATCCACCGCGCCGTATTTTATCGTCTTTGCTGATGCCGCCACGCTTACTGATGCAATCACTTCGTCGCAAAGTCCATAAGACAATGCTTCGTCTGCCGTGAGCCAAGTTTCGTCAGATAGCATCTGCTTCAACTCGTCCTCTGTCCCTGTAAAGTGGCGCATATAGTTGTTAATAAGCGTGATCTCCGCCTTATCAAGCATTTCCTTCGCTTTTTCAAGATCGTTCGCGTTGCCATATGCAAATGCCAATGGCTTGTGAAGCATGTAGAGCGAGTTGTCTGCCGCGTAGATTTTGTCCGCGACCATCGGAATATTACTTCCCATGCTTGCCGCGATGCCATCAATATATGCGTGAACCTTGCAATTAGTCTTTCTGCGGTAAGAATCGATTATGTTTTGTATCGCGTTACCCGCAAATACGTTTCCGCCGAGTGAGTTTACCCTTATGTTTAGTATTTTGATATCACCCATATCTTTGAGCGCGTCACGGATTCCGGCAGGGGTAACATCGCTGTCGTACCACTTATCGTCGGTAATATCTCCGTATATCCAAAGTTCACCCTCGCTGGTGCCATTTGCCTTAGCGTGGATAAACTGGCAGATTTCTCTGTCGAACACTGGGTTCTTGCTCATAGCTTGCTTCGCCATTTTAAGCACCTACCTTTTTCTGAATCTGCTTACGATACTATTCTTCTTCGCTGATGCAACTGGTCTGAACGGAGAAACGTTGTTCGTCGTATCGTCATCTTCGTCATCGTCAGAGCTTGCATTGCTTGTGCTCGTATCAGTCGTTGGAGCGACGGCCGACTTCTTCAAATACTCAAAGAATCCTGCGTCTGGCTTATCAGCCTTCTCAACGCCCATCGTTTCCTGCGCGGCTCTATCATGGCTAATCCAACGATATTCTTCTGCGCGTCTGAACTTCTCCATCTTCTTGACTTCGGCGTTCAGCTTTTCAAGTTCGGTTGTCCAATCAATCGGCTTGTGAGAAACACGGCAGTAGACGTTGTAGCCATTCACACGCGCCCACATATTCAAAATCTGTTCAAGAATACGCTTAGAAGCGCGGCGCATACTGTCTACGGTTTCAGTGACAATCTTAAACTCAACAGTTCCTAGCGAGTAACTTCCAGAATCAAGCCTGTTCAGCAAGACGCTAGTTAAGTGAAACGAGTTTGCAATCAGCGGTTCAAGTGCTTCAAACCAACTGCGAAGGTCAATGCCGCTTCCGTTCTGTCCGCCAAGAATCTCGGTCTTAACGCAGTCATAAGAAATAATATCGCTATCCTTTCCAATACTTCGCATCTGGCTTTCAATCGCATCAAACGTGCGGGATAAGAACTCTTCCGCCTTTGCAGACGTTGCAGTATCTTCGGGCAACGCGCTTTCGAGCAAAGACTTTCGGTCAATCATGTGGTTGTATCGCGGATAGCCGATTCGGTTCAGAACCGTCAAGCTATCATCAATCAGCTTATAATACTGCTCAACCGTTACAATCGCGCTCTCAAATGCAAGCGTACCATTCGGCATTCCGACTTTCGGCTGATAAGGCACAAAGAAGAAGTTTCCGTCATACAAGTCAACGCGCTTCGACGCTTGCGTATCAGTCTGGTAAATCGCGTATCTTCGCTCTGCTTCTAAGTATTCAAACTGGAAATACGCAGGGTCAACGATAACCACATCTTCAATGCTCTGTGCATCTTCTGCTACAACGACTTCGCAAGCCATTCCAGAACGCGTAAGAGCGGAAGTGTGCAACTGGTCTAAGAAGGCATCAAGCCCTGCGGCGTTCGTCTTTCCGATAGCGGCACAATACTCACGTACTTCCGTATCGTACTTCTTGACAGGCGCACCAGTTCTCGCGTTAAACAGTTCAATATCAACACCCTGATTGGCAAGTCGCAGAAACACATTCAACGCTTGCGCACCATCAGGCGTTTTCTCAACAATCATTTCAACGCATTTGTATTTGTCCTGCGTGTCGTGAAGCTGTTGTAGAAGGTCAATCGTCTTATGCCTATCGTTCGTTATATTCCGCGCTCCATAGGTCATTCCCGACTTACGTCCGCGCTTAACAGGAGCGCCATCAGTGATCTTCGCAAAAACACCTTGAATGCTCTGAACAGCATTTTTAATCACGGCTCCAACTTTGAAACCGCGATTAACGCTTTTTTCTTCTGTATTTTTAGGTTTTGCCACCTTATCGCCTCCAAAAGCACGGAAACTGCGTTTCCTGTATATAATATATAATCTTTCGCGTCACAATGTCAAGGATAAAAATATATTATATATAATCTTGAACATTATCCGCTAATCGCTTATTGATAATATCTACGTACTTCGCTTCCTTCTCGATCAGAATGTAGCTCCGCTTAGTGTTCTGGCAAGCAACTCCCGTTGTTCCCGAACCCGCACAGTTATCTAAAACCGTATCTCCTTCGTTCGTGTAAGTCTTGATAAGATACTCACATAAGGATACTGGCTTTTGGGTTGGGTGCAAAGAGCCGCGACGCACCTTGTCGAACGATAGTAACGTTGTTGGATATTTCTCTGTGTACGTCTTTTGATTTAGCTTAGAAAGTCCAACTGTCCCTCCGCTCATTGACTGCGCCATTCCACCGCTTTTTATCGGAACGTCACGCGGTTGCATAATTGGGTGGTAAAAAGAATTACCGCTAATAAATACCGATATGCTTTCCGTTTGACGCATTGGTTGAATCCTTGCGTTGCACATTCCGCTCGGTATTTTCTTATCCCATATCCAATCGTATTTGTAATCCTGCAAATTACTCAATCTCAACTTGCTTGAAAACGGTTCTTGTCCAAATAAAACTATCGCGCAGTTGTCCTTGATAATCCGCTTGTACTGTTCCCACAACGGATCAAACGGAATTATAACATCCCACTTGCAAGATAGAGAACCATACGGCAAGTCACACAAGATCATATCTACGCTCTTGTCGGGAATATCGCGCATTACTTCTAGGCAATCTCCGAGAATTACTACGTTTTTATCCATATCGATATGCCTTTCAACGCCTTGCGGACTTCACTGAACTGATTCGATTCACAAACGGTATCTTCTGTTCTATCGCGGCATAATCGAAATAAGCGGCATACATCGCAGAAACGAAGTCATCATGCTCCATCTCTTGATTGCTGTACTGACCGTTCTTTTCCGTATAATCGCTCATTTGATACATAAGCGTCTGCGCATCTTCCGAACCATCAATCAAAACGTGAACGTCACTATTCTGAACTGCTAACTCCAAAGACTGAACGTACTTCTGTTTGTTCTGTCCTTGTTCGTCTAGCGGAATCTCGCGAACGCCTAGTTTTAGCAGTTGCCCTTCAATCGCCGTGTGACCAGTTCTAAGCCATGCACAAGGAGCGTGATTGTAGAAGCTAGACCAATACGCAATAAACGCATACTGATCGTCGTAGTTCTTTCCGTACATGTTGAACTGACGCACAATGTGGTTATCGTGCATATCTCGAATTACGATTGTCGGGTTATCTTCCGAAGAACCAGTTGCAGGGTCATAGCCGATTCGATAGTGATGCAGATTGCTAGGCTGTTGCCACTTTGCCGTATATTCGTTTCTGTCTGCTTCGGTTTTCAGTTCAAGCGTTTCATCAAAGATGTTTACGCAACACTTATCCTCGAAGTCTTTGAACACAGAACCATCACCCGCTAAGAAGTCAGCAAGGTAGTTCTGCCGATAGATTCGATCTCCTAGTTTCCTGCGCAGATCATTCTCATACGACATTTCGCCATACTTGGTCTTGATAATAGTCTTTGCGAGTTGTTCGTTTACAGGGTTCGCCGTCCACGGAAGTTGAATGCTATGCCAGTTGGAAGAATAGTTCGCGTGTTCCTTGCATCCCCAACAGAATACCGTATAGAACTGATTCTTGCCGATAGGAGTGCTATTGATAATCATCTTGCCGCAACCATACGGAGCACCGCCGCGATCTTTCGACAGACCACGTTGCGGAGAGTTCAAACGCGCCTCGATATTCGCTACAGCAACCAGAAGGTCTTTGATTCGAGCCGCTTCTGTAATCGTACAAAGGTCAACACCAGAACCAACCAACTGTTCAGGGTCATAAGCCGAACGAACTTCGATAACCCCGCCAAACACAGTTTCAATCACCATGTTCGTATTATCGCAAGCCACAATCCAATCACGCGGGAACTGCTTCTTCAAGTCACGCCAGTTCTGTTTTGCAAGGCGTTCGCTAGGAGCAACAATCCACCAAAGAACAGACGGAGCCATTTCAGGACGTTCAATATGCCGATTCTCATTCAAGCAATCCGTGAAGTATTCAATGCCAAGCACGTTTGCCGTGAAGTCTTTACCAGTACGGTTTCCCAACGCCCACACGCTAAAACGATGCGCTCTGAACTGTCTACGCGCTTCAACCTGCCACTCATAAAGATTCACAGGGAGAGTAGCAACAGTAACCTCGTTTTCAGACGAAGCACTCTTTAGCTTTGCTTCTTTGCGATTCGCTAATTTAGAACGGCAACTGTGGCATGTCTTGAAAGCTGAATAGGAATTTCTATCCGCGTAATAATCTTGGTCAAAAACAGTACCGCACTTCTCGCACTTCTTCGTCGGTTCGCCATGCGCAATTTCTTCCTCGCCCGAATAGTCCCGCAGGATGCTATACATCTTCGGGGCTTCTCCGTTCGCCATATCGCGCTTTCGTGCTTCTTGTACGGCTCTTGCTTTAATTGTGTTACGTTTTTCTTCCATAAGCGAATAATATATTATATATTGTTTGTTGTCAAGATTTCAGAAGTATGCTACACAAGGTCTGTTTTCGCACCCTATCGAAAGTGAAATTAAAAGAGGGCTTGCGCCCCCTTGTTTCATTCGCTATCCACTTGTAGTCCCACTTGAACCGTTGTAGTGCTTCCTGAATTGTTCCCGAACCTTATTGCCAACGCCGCTCTTGCGCTCGTTCCAGAGCCGTCTACAGTGTCTAGTCGTGTAAGGCTCTGCAACTGCTTCCCTATCTTCTCATATGCTTCCGCAATAAACTTCAAGTCCATTGGCGTTTTAGCACTTTCAAGAATTACAAGCATTTTTTCTCTATTTCCGAGAAATTCCATTATAGTGTCCATGCTCTCGATTGCGTGGGTTGCTTGCTTGACCTTCTTGTTATCGATCATATTACGAACATAATCGCGCTTCTTTTCGAGAACTAGCTTCTGTTCCTGCTTCATAACTTTGGTTATTTCAGGAATATCATCGATGTTTACAACAAGACCAAACTCGCCGTCATCCTCTTGGTCAACAACTTCAAGCTCTGTTTCTTCTGGTTCATCATCAAACATCGATTCAATCATCTTCTGTGCCATCTAGCCTAGCCACCTTTCGGTTATACTCGTCTGCCGCTTTCAATCGCAATGCCTCTTCGTATGCTTCGGGATCGCGATATTTGAGCGGTGCTTTATTGTTCTGTGTCATAAGCGCGTTGTTGCAATATGCCGAAAACGTTATTCTGCCTTTGGTGATGTTGCGCGGGTCTGCATTGTATCTTCGGATAATGTCTTGCGTCTTTGCGTACAGTTCTCCGTTGACAGTGATGTTTTTCTGTTGATCGGGCATATCCATTGAAACCTTAATCGCTTTGTCGAACTCGGTAACGACCTTGTACTTTTCGACCTCTGCGACCTTCGGATGCGGGTTCTGCTGAATCAACGCTTCAAAAGCCATCATAACACCTTCGTTATGCTTTATGCCTTGAACGTCGCACCATGCCACAAATTGATTATACAACGCATTGCGCTCCACTTTCAACACATGCTTTTCATCGTCGTTCAAGTGAATCTCTGCATTACCGAAGATGACGAAGTCCTTGCGCGGCTCGCTTCCATTATACGGCAATCTATCAGGAAGAACAAGTTTCGTTCCGTTCTGCTTCGCTTCTCTAACAGCATCGCCATACTCTTTCAGGACGCTTAACCGAATACCGAACGAAATTGCTCTGCGATACTTCTTTGTTCTTTCGCTTTTCCACTTCGTCTGAAAGCACTCAATCAAATGCGCAATCGGAGCGAGTTTATCGTGCATCACGAATCGGTTCATACCCAAAGCGCAAATCTCGTCAGCGTGAATATTGTAGAACAGGTCAAACTCTCTTGAGCCATACTTGTTATAGAGGTTCAGAACGTTCGCATACGTTTCCTTGCGCATCTGCTCAATTCGTTCATCGCGCATTCGCCATTCAGGAAGTTCCTTATTCCGAAGCAGTTCTCCTATACCAATATGCGTTTCGCTTGGAACATATTCGTCATTTCTAGTCAAAAACGGAGCTTGGAAATTCGCCCCGCGCTTCCTTGCTCCGCTCATAGTCGATTCTCCTTGCTGTTGTGCTTATTCCGCAACGATCTCGTCACGATACGCAGTCAGGCACTCCCAACAAATCTTGCGGTCAGCAGAAGCCGTTCCAACCCCGCAGAGCAAGCACTTTCCGCCGTTCTTGAAGTTCCCCTTCTTGACAGGCGATCCAACGTAGGTAAACAGCGTCGAGATCATATCTTCCGCAGGAACCTTGTACTTGGCATCGGAACTTTCCGTCAACTGCTTCTTGCTCTTTTCCTTCTTCATCACTACAACAGCGGCATCATTTGCTACTACGGATTCTTCATTCGTCTGTTCCATTTCTATTTCCTCTTTTCTTTATTTTGTTTGGATTGCTTGTTTGATTCGCGCTGGCACGTCCGATTCCAACGCTTAGTCGTGGCTCTTACGGTTTTTGCCATCGCGCTCTTTTTGCACTTTGGGCACTCGTAAATCCACCCAATTATTATATCTGTCCCCTTGATAATTACATGCCATAATAGCGGATCAACTGTGCAATTCGGGCAACTAGATGGCTTAATTGTTTTCTTCATCATGTGCGCCACCGTTATACTTATCCCAATTCGCCTCGCAGAAACCTCGAACGCCCTGCGCCGGACTGTAATCTGGATAAATCTTGGCAAATTCTTCTTCCGCTTGCAAGAACGTCATCCCGCCGAACTGATGCCTTCCCGCCAGATACAGCAAACCGATTCCCGCCGCTCTCGAATGCCCTTGATTACAGTGTACTAGAATCTGTTGCCCCAACGCAAGCTGCTCGTCGATAAATGCAAGAGCCGCATCGATAATAACGGGGCTGATCCAATCGGGATTATCAACGTCTACAAGGTTCAGCATCAATCGGTTATCGCGTCTGGCAATCAGGTATTCAGGATTATCCTTCGAGCAGGCTCGACCAGTATAGCCAACCGCCGCTCTGTGATAAGGCTCTTTGCATGCGTGAATCGTAGACCATCCTTTGCGGAATTGAACGTCGTATTCGTAGTCGGTTTCGTTTCCGATGGATACGCTTGGTGTGATTTCGATCATCCTGTTACTCCTTCGCTATTTCATTCGGGTTCTGCGACAACACGTTTCCGATCCATTCGTCGGATTTCAGGTAAATCTTTTGAGTGTCATCCCATTGCCCACCCGCATCTTCCGTTTTGAATCTAAAGTAGTCTTTCTTCCTGCTTGTAATCTGTTCAGCCGTTGCGTTCGATTTCCACCAACGGCGAATCCATTCGCTCATATCGTCCATATCCGGCATAGCGACTACGTAGGAAACCTTGCGTTCATCCAACAGTGCTTTGATTTCTAAATCCATCGGAAGCAGGATGTAGCGGAAGCGTCTTAGGTTCTTCGTTTCGATAATTCCATCGATGAATTTAGCCTTGTCTTTGCTTTCAACATCAGCGTCCATCGCAAACGACGAATTGCTTCCGGTCTTGTAATAAAACGAACGACCAATTCCCGAAAAACACAGGATAATGTCAGTGTTTGAATAGATCATATAATCCGTACTCCTTCGCTGTTTATAGTTCCTTCCGCGCGAACCATTTGTCCGTAGTATTCACTGTCATTTAAGAAGTTCGGAACGTAGATTATTGTCTCGTTAATTCCGACGTTCATTCCGCCACTATATTTAGGATTAATGCAAGCGGTCGTCTTGCAATATCCGAACTCTGTTTTATTATTGCAATCCTTACCGCATCTTCCGCAATCCATCATTCTCCACCCGCTTTCCATTGTTCGTAGTCATCAACAGTTGTAATAACTATCTCCACTCTAGGCGAAGTCTTATCGTAATACACTCGGCTACCGTCATGCCCCGCTACAAATTCCCTTGAATCATCCTCTAAAATCCCATGCTTCACCAGAATATCATCGATAGCCGCAAGCAGGTTCAATCCGTCTACTCTCCGCTTCGTTTTCATGTAGAACGTGCAACAGATGTTCACTGGAAAGTCAATCGGCTTAGTCGGCTTCGGCTTTAAGAACCACGCGCAATCCTTCTCGAACTGTAAATATTGCTTAGACTGTATCGGCAACATTCTCTCGCGTTTCTTGCATGTCGGACAAATCTTTCCGATACCGACCATTTGAAGATGGTTTTTTTTTGAAACTCCGCAAATACCTATCGTGTATTTTATAACATCACGCATCTGGTCTGCCCTCTTTTTCCCATTCGGATGCAAGACTTCCTTCTCGCGGGTAGTTGTACCAAATCATCGTCTTTCCAATATCGATACACTTGGGTCGCTTTCCGAAAATCTCGTTTGCGAATACTAAGTCCTCTCCCGCTTTTTGGTCGTTGAACCTTGTGTCGCCAATTACTTCTCGTTTGTACGACCTCGCCCAACACGAAGGGAATAATTTTCCGTCATTTGACCTAATTCCCATCACTGCATCATTCATCACGAAATTAAACAGCACGACTTCCGCTTCTGCATATTCCTCAAACGCCTTGTGAATCAGCGAGAAGAAGTCAGGTCGAATCAAGTTGTCATCGCTATCGAGAAACACAATGTACTTTCCTAGCGCAATGTCAAGACCTTCGTTTCTAGCCAATCCTGCGCGTCCGTGGTTGCAAGTGATAATCTCTGTTCTATCCGAGTGAATCATATCGACATAATCATCAAGTACCGACTTCGTGTTGTCAGAGCAGTTATCACAGACGAAAACGTATTGCATCTTCAATCCCGAAACGTCCTGCATCGCCAACGTGTGCAATAAAGGCATAAGAAACCCTGCCGAATTATGGCAAGGCACTATCACTGTGAAGTCGTATACTCGATTTTTGTCGATCATGTAATTCCTCGTTTCGAGAAGTCGATATTCAGTCCTTCTTTTTCGTTTAGCGGGAACATATCGCTTGCGACCCACTTGCCACGCTTGATTCCCATCCAACGTCCGTCCTCATAACCAACGTCAATCATCTTACCGCCAGTGTTCAGGAAGAAGTCATACGCGGTCTGCTCTTTCGTCATTTCCCATTCCCACGCATCTCCATCGAGAACGGATAGGCACTCGATTAAAGCAGTCCTGCGCCAGATAGACGGCATGCAAGAGAAGTTATAAATCTGACGCTTGTGCTGTAATCCGAATCCGCTGATAACTCTGCCCTGATACGGCTCTGTGTAAACATGCCGATATTGAAGTTCTGAATTAAAACACGCGATATTTGGATAACTATTCAGAAGTTCAGTGCAATACTCGATTCTGCGCTCTGCAACCGTATTCCTGATAAAGTGGTCGTCGCAAAGGAACAGAACGAAGTCCTCTTTGACAGCTTGCAACGCTTGTCGCACTCGCTTCGTCCAGATAGGTTCATTCGACGTTGCCGCCGCGAATCCCGCAGGAGTCTTTGTTTCAGCAATCCAGTACGCCTTAGGATGATTCTGCCAGTATCGGTCTAACAACGTCAGAAACGGCTTCGCGCAGTCATCCGTATATGCGTCACAGGAAGTAACGACGATTGCGAGGTTTTCCATATCAGTTTCCGCCTCCGCCAGACATGTGATCGCAGTTGTGCCAGTTCTGTTCGTTCTCTCCGCTCTTTGACAACGAAGGAACAACCGCTTGCAGAACATGCTTCTTCTTGAACGGTGCTTTCTCCGACATCGGAATCGCGTTCTTCATTTTCGGGATTCGTTTCTTTCTCATTGTTACTCCACTTCGAGAATTTCAGCGAGCTTTACAAGCACTTCCGGCATCGGATTCTTCGTTGTGTTGTTCTCGTAGCGCTGTTCGGCCGTGATGCTGATCCCGCAGTAACGAGCAATATCGGCTTGCGAAAGTGTCTTTCCGCTACCGTCCTTACGCTGAATCTCTTTGCGCCGCTGTGCGACATTGATTTCTTGTCCGTTGATAAGCATTTAGTGTTATTCCTCTCTACGACGCACGATTGATCTTTCGGCTTTCACGCGCCATCTTTCTCTTGGTCTTTTTCTGATTGAACGCCTTTGCTCCGAAGCTACGATCCTGATTGATTCCCTCAACCGTGATTGTCGCATCTACTCTTGCCGCTTCAATAAGCAACCGCTTGTGCCTTAAACTTTTCATTTCTTTCTACCTCCTTGATTTATGTCAGCCGTTGACCGACTCTTTACTTCTTGTCCGTGAATTTCTTTTCAAGATAATCGCAAGTCTTTCGGTTGTCGCAATCCAGAAATACAAACTTTTTATCTTTTCCCGCGTAACCCGAAAGCGTTTCGGTTCTTACGACCGCTTCCATCTCGGAACATCCGACGCACTTTCCGCATAATTTGTTGTCAACCGAAACATACACCTGTTTTTCGTCCATTGGTATTACCCCCTTATTTCTTGTCCGTTGCAGATTTCGCTTCCGTGCTGAAATATGTGAATCTGCGCTTGCCGTTTCTGCATTCAAGATCAATCAGTTCGGGGTGATCTTGTTCCATCAGCATTGCTCCAAGAACGTTGAACGCCGCCGCAGACAGGTGATCTTCATCGTCCGCGCCGGACTGATACTTCGCCAGATGCCTTACCGCACTGTCAACAAACGCCGAAACCGGAATGCCTTTCTGGTAATTCATGCGTCCATACTTCTTCGCACCATGTTCGTAATGCACAGACAGTCTAAGAATTGCTTTCCACGGCAAAGATATCATATCTCCTTTACCTTCGCACATATCTCGGACAGCACCAGTTCCGAACTCTCTGCGTTCACCGCTATCGTGTAAATCGCTACCCATACTTTCCTCCGTTAAGATTCTTTAAGTCTGTGGGCGAGGATTTGCACCTCGCATGGCAACACTCTGGACGTTGTCAGGAATTTGTCGTGTCCCGACTTTGGTGCGTCGACTCGAATGGTTACGATGCGCTAGTTGCCTACGCTCTGCGTCTACTATTGCTTAGTTGTTTGCTTGGATTTGTCTTTCGGGCGCACCTGCAAACGTTCAGCTTTACCGTATAGCGGCACGACACCGCCTAAACCGTCTATTCCGCCACCACAGACTCAACCTTCGGTTCTACTTTGGTAAGCACCGAAAACCAACCGTTGTCGTAGATGCAATGATTTTTTACGGAGCCTATCGCGCTGCACCCATCCACGGGTTCTTTTGTTTAACGTCGCTTGTAGTCCTCCCGACGTTGCTTGCTAACTCTTTTCTGGTGTCAGTTTGAAGCAATAAGTCAACCAATCACCGTGGCGAATGATCTTGGACTTGAACCAAGACGCTTCCGATTAACAGCCGGACGCTCTTCCGATTGAGCTAATCATTCACGTAGCTGAATGTTATCGAGTGCTAGTCATCACAGCCATTATTGACTCTATTACACCGTTCGATTGGCGGGGCTTCGTTCAGGACTTCCTAAAACCCATTCGAATATTCGGATTTCTCCGTGTCCACGCAGAATTGGCAGCGGAAGTAGGTGTTGCTCCCACTCATAGACGGTTCAAAGCCGTCCTCGTTCCTGTTTCGACATTCCGCTTTGCTTTCGCGGGAACATCGGACTTACACTACTACTTTGCGTCCACAACGCATTTCATAACGCCGATGCTTAATCCCGCTAAGTTCATTTCCGAGATCGGGGTCTTACCGCTCGGAACGCCTCCTTGCCATTCGGCTAAATCGTCCACGGCGGGTACGGAGCACCGTGTTAGTCTGAATTTAATGTCTACAGATCGACCTCCCAAGAAACCAGTGCTATTCGAGGCGGCTAACTCCAGATCCGTCATCGTCGCGCTTTCGTAGCCATCTTCCACGCGCTACCCTCCGGCTATTACACTGTTGATCTGTTTCTCGGTGTGGAGCGGATATTCGGTAACGATCCGAACCTAACAGTTTGGAAAACTGCTGTGCTTCCAATACACCATATCCACAAGCCTTTCACTGACGCTATTATACCACAGTATTGTTGTTTGCGTCAAGAAGATTCTTTCGCTTTCGTTCGAGAACATCATGCGCACCTTGCTCTGTGAACATAACGGCTTCATTGCGGCTTATGCTTGTCCGAACACCGTTTAGTCTCCGAACAAATATTCGATCCGCGCTGACACCAATCACCTGCAATTCAGAAACATGCAAGTCCTCAACGATATAGATTGATTGACCGTATTTGAACTGTGGTTGCGTCTTTTCTTCTAGCTTGCCGACAATCTTCAAAACATCGCGCGTCGGCACAGGCTTCTTCTCACACGAATAGAATGCGTCGAGATAGTTGTCGTATGCGGTATTGACCATTGTCTGAATTACGCTCATAGTGGTTGCCTCCTAGCTATCGCTGTCGAAGAATTCGCTGTATTTTTTTATAATATCGATTCTTCCGGTGTATCTGTCGTACTTGCTATTAACCTCTCCGATGCTAATTTGGCAGTTATGCGGTACGCGCGCGGACGGAATAACATAGAACCTATCGATGCTTTTGTCGCTATTAACGCAGCATAGAAAGTATATATCGCAAGCGGGGAACTTCCTTTCGAGATTGAACGTATAGAAGTTCCCAGCATCCCCGATGTATTTTCTGCTTGCCTTTACATTAATTTTTACTGATTTATTCACAAGCAGATCATACGGAAACTTACAAGGGGTATTCTCAACATAAAATCCTTGCTTTTCAAGCATATCTTTTACAACGCCCTCGAACATCCATCCAAATAGCGTATCTGTCTCTTTCATCAAAACGCCTATCTTCTCTGCCCAGTATCTAAATCCGCCGTATTTTGATATGGCGTTTGACAACCTAAAGTCACCAGTAAAGTTCACGATTTCAGAATTAGATGGCATCCTATCTATACCGATTCCGCTGAGCACAGATTTAAGTTCATCCTCTATCTTGCTATCGTGCCATATTTTCGTCTTCTTCGCTTCCACATTAAATCCTCAAAACGGAATCGAATCCGCAGACACGTTCTCAAATCCGCTTGCGTCAATTCCGCTTTCGTCCGCATCGCTACGTTCTTCGCTCTTGGGTGATAAAAATTCAACTTCATCCGCCTGAACGTCGAGTGAAACCTTTGTCGTTCCATCCTTCGCGACGTAGGTTCGCACCTGTAGCTCTCCGCGAACGTAACATTTTTTTCCCTTAGAAAGATATTTGGAGCAGATGTCAGCCAACCCCCGCCAAACATTTACATTCATAAAGTCTGTAATCTTCTCTCCGTCTTTGTTCTTCTGTTTTCGATCTACAGCAACCGTGAACGACGCTACTTGAACTCCGTTCGGAGTGGTTTTTAGGTCTACATCCCTCGATAGGCGACCTGTAAAATGAATCGACTGCATGCTATTTCCCCTCTACTTTCTTCGCATTGCGCTCCAACTGCTTGTCAGCCAAGCCAATAGTGTTCGTTGCGGCTTTGAGCTGTTTGTTCAGTGACTTGTTCAGTTCTACCAGCGCGGGATCAACGGACAGTGCTTTATCTGCCGCCAAGTGCATTTCTGCCGCGAGTTGCTGTGCATAGTCAATCAGAGCCTTGTAGTTCTTCAACTGCTCAATCTGATTCCCGCTGTCCGAGAACGTCTTGACTACGCCTTTGCGGATAATGATTTTCATAAGTGCTACCTCCTTGTTTAATCACAATACGGAATCGTCACCGAGTAGTCGTAGATCGCTTTTGTGACAGTTCCAAACTTGTCTTGTTCGAGAATCGTCTGGCTGAATTTGTAGTAGCCGTTGAAATAGATCGAAATGTCATCGTTCTTGTCCTGCAAACCGATTGTGCTTTTGTTCCATTCCTCGTAAGAGATTCCTGCTCCATTCAAGCACTCTCTGCAAAACCTAAAGACCTTCTTATCGGACAAAACACCTTCGACTTCAACCCGATACCGATATTCGCTGTCTCCGTATTTACGAGATTGTCCTTCTTGATTGACTGAAACTTTGATTTTAATTTCTCGCATCTGACCTCCATTTCTTACTTTTACGCCCTAATTCCGTCTGAAAAGAGCGCAATAGTCAACTTATTCGTGCTGAAATCTTCAAATATGCTGCAAAAGTTGAATGTATAGTTGGAATTTGTTTACTTTCGTCATTATACCATTGATGTTATTGTTTGTCAATCATTTTCATTAAAAAGCGCACCGATTTGATGCGCCCTATTCTTGTACTACAAAATTCAATCTTCCGACCGTTTGTAGTGTAATTTTTTGCTCCCGCCTCTAAACTCCAATTCCGAACACGTTGCTCTTAGAGCACGTTAGCACGGAGTGATGCACATTCGTCATCGGATAAACTCGGCGGGAAAATGTTTTCAGCCCTCTGGGTATTGTACTATGCTTTGGTTTCAGTGTCAATCTGCTTGTTGCGCCTAATTTTAATTCTGATAAATTCTCACTGGCACAATCAGGTAATAGAATCCTTCCGTAACAGCGGGTCGAATCACGCAAGGCGCAACGCTCGAAGTAAAGTCCATATATACCTTGTCATCAGGAATATTCTTCAAGACGTTCATGCAGAATCGTGGGTTGAAAGCAATATCGATTTCTTCACCGTTTATCTGCGCTTCCAGTTCTTCGTTGATCTTTCCCGCGTGGCTGTTTGCCGTTATCGTCAGCGTATTTCCGTGGAACTTCATCACGATATTTCCACTTCCGTCTTTCGTCATCAACTGCGCTCGATCAATGCTGTCAATCAATTCACGCTTGTCAACGAATGCTCTTGTGCTGTGATCTTTCGGAAGAATATTCTGGTACTTGATATAGTTTCCGTCCAACAGTCGAGCTACAAGCCGAGATTTCCCAACGCTCACAGACGCATGCGTTTTCGTGAATGTCAGCTTAACCTTGCCGCTTGATTCTTCCATCATTCGCCCGATTTCGATCATCGACTTACTTGGAACAATCAGACTTCGTTCTTCTGCGGAACTCTGTAGCATCATCGACCGCTTTGCGAACTGAAACGCATCAGTCGCAACAAACGAAATATCGCTACCCAACTCAATCAGAACACCAGTCAGCATCGGCTTGCTTTCTTCCTGCGAAGTCGCAAACACCGTCTCGCCAATCATGTCCGCGCAAACAGATCCATCAATCTCAACCGAGAACGAATCGCCGTCAAAGCGCATATCAGGAAAGCTACTCGAATCAGCTAAGCACTGAATACTGCTCTTTGCTCTGCCGCACACTATTTCAAGAGTATCACCATTCAGCGTCAGCGTTGCTTCTCCATCAGGCATCTTACGAACGATCTCTGCGAACAGCTTGCCCGGCACAACAGCTACGCCGTCATCTTCAATGTCAGCCGCCACCGTGCATTCCTTCTGCAACATCATATCCGAACACTTCAACAGAAGTCCTTCATCACTCGCAGAAAGATAGATACCTTCCAGAATCGGCATTGCAGTCCGAGCAGGCAACGCTTTCGCGACAGACATAACCCCTGCCGCTAGGTCTTTAGAATCGATTGTTAGTTTCATTTTACTTCCTCTGCATAGAAATTAAGCCCAGAATCGGTTTTCCACTCCGTTCCGCCGCACGTATCGCTGTTAAAGTGGAGCACTACTTTCTTGCCGCCCTTACTCGTCACTTCTTCAACCTCTTCAAGAACAAGCCATCCCGAAACGCCATTCGAGTACCGATAAAAGACCGGCTTACCACAACGATCTTTCACGGCTTGCAACGTCAGCGGTTCGTTTTTCGTCCGTTCAATGCGTTCCTCAAGAGCACTAAGAGCAAGCGTCATAGCTTCGCCAATCTTGATGTGCGGATATTCTCCGATCTTGTGGACGCGAATGTGATCTTCGATGCCTGAAATTGCTTCTTTGTCGGTCATATCATCACCTCACCTAAACACCATCTTGACGCGCAACTTCGCGCAATGCTTGAAAATATGCAGGAACTCTTTGTGTTCGTCCTTGTATGTTTCAGGCTCAAGCATTTTCAGAACAGCATAGATTTTCCTGCATTCCTTCGAAGATAACTCGCCGTCGCAATCACTGTGCAAAATAAACAGTTCGAGATCGTCGTTAGCGATTTCTTTCCACCGATCATCTTCCGCTTTCGTCAGTCGGTACTTGCTGTTGAATATTCCCCTAACAGCCTTTTCGTAAAGAGCACCATATTCAGGATTATAAGCATGCGCCAGAGCAGTCCGATAGTTATTAAACCGACCATATCCAATGTGAACTCCGTCATGCCACCTAGCACCAATATCAAGAGACATAATTCTTCCTCCGTCCAAAACGATTTTTGTTTATTATAGCATGTGTTGTTGGTGTTTGTCAATTGGAATCAACCTTGCACTACGATATCCTCAAACAAAACAGGCATCAACGCCTTGAACTTCTCCAACAACGGAATCGTAATCTCTCGCATCTGCGGGTGAGCCGACTTGTCCGTTCGTAGCTTAAAGAAGTGTCTCCACTCACGAATGTTCGCTGTCATTATCAGTTCTGTCTTTAAGCTGTTCGGCAAAACCGATCTCGCTTCTTGTGGGGTAGAGCCAGCTTTAATCAGGTCATTATAGTACGCTTCCGCATCTTCCATAGCCGCACACCAACGCAGATGATTCATGCCTCCATTGTCCCAACCGAATGCTCCGCAAGGGTCGATAAACACGATATCCTTTTCTCCGCCGTATTTTATATACCGCGTACTCTCCTGAGCGTAGCTTGCCAATCTGTGTCTTACGATCTCATTCGCAATCGCTCTATCACACACGAACCTCGCCGACACACTGTAATGCTCCAGTATCGCTTCATGCCCTCGTTCTCGTATACGCCTTAGGAACGCTTCTCCGCCGTCTTTGGTAATTCTATCCTCGCTCTTATAACAGACGCGTCCTACGGCCTCTAAGAAGCTCACAATGGCATCGTAGTTGATCTCCGTAAGTATCTCTGTGTAAGGGGTGATCGTTTTCATTGGGTGTCCTCCTGATTTTCTCTCTGCGCATTATAGCACTTTTATTGTTGTTACGCCCCGTTCAATACAAACGATGCTCGGTCCTTGCGTACCACTCCGCCCAGCACCGATTGAATCTGTTCGGGCTAACATCCATCGGCTTCAACCATTGTCCGTATCGCCGCTTGAGTGTTTTCATCTGCTTGTACTCGTCTCGGCTGATCGTGTTCCATATGTCCATGTAAACACAGTCGTACCTATACTCTGGCATCGGCTTCCACTCGAAAACGTCGGCGCACACAATCTTAACCTTTTCGTTAAACTGCTGCTGGCTCGCAATCAAATCAATCACGTCTTGACTCTTTTCCAAAACCGTAATCGAATTTACCTCCGGCTTATCTTGTATACAGAAAACGATGCCGCCGATGCCAAGCCCGCCGATCAACACGTCTCCGTGAGCGTCCCAAATGAAATCCCTATTCGTCCGCAGCTCCATATCCGTATTACTCATTGCAAGCGATCCGTTTACGAACAGTCGGACATACTCACCCTCCGCCACGCCAGACATAAACGACTTAAACTTATCATCGACCTTAAACCGCTCGATCTTCGCGCTCCCGACTGACGCATCTGTGTATTTGTCTTTAAGCGACTCCCACGTTTCGCACAACCCCATAGACTACCTCCGATTTGTTTTTGCTTATTATAACACAGTTCTTGTTGTTGGTCAAGCCTTATAGCAGGAGAAAAAATTTGGCGAAGTGACTATCCGCGCCTTTCCAGCCCCTCCCCCCACCTTGGAATTTTTGGAAAAAAGCAGACGAAAAAAGAGTGATCGAAAGAAAAGGCTAAACTACTGGATCAATCCTGCACATAACCATGCGTTATAGGCAGGTTGCCATTTTGAGTACTGTCCGGCGTGATCACGTGCTATTGTCAACCTTGCGTAGTTTATGAGGTGACGTTCAGCGAGTGCTGTTTGCGTCATATCCAATAGTAACACAATCGAACAGAAACGAAACCAAACGAACATTTGAGGATTATATATTATATAAGCTACATACACACATATCATAACGAATCAAGACAAAAGAATAGAGACAAGCAATATAGATAAATAGCATACAATCAATCAATAAGACTTAATAAGTCAAGTAGCAAGAGATAGACAACAAAACAAGTTAGAGTAAACAATCAAACAATATATAATCAAACAAGTAATATCACGGTAAAGCAAAGGTCACGACGATAAATAAACAATCAAGGAAATGCAATCAAACAAGACTATAAATAAAATCAAGCTATAAGCAAACAATCAAGTATATATATAATAAGACTAGGCATAAGCAATCAAGAGCATAGGCAATAGGGATAAAGCAAGGCTCGTTACGTGTTTATTGTTGAGCGTGGATTATTGAGCATAGTCGGCTTGCGCGTGTCTACGGGGCTGTGCGTGGCTTGTGGTGCATCATAGGTGCTATTGTCTACCTCTATCATCAATCAATCGTATCAGTATCATCATAGGCACATCAGCATATCCAATTATCTATATATAATCAATCACGACACAAAGGGATATAGAATAATATATTATTTATTTTAGCAAAAGGTATTGACAAGCATATATGCATTGCGTATAGTATTGGTATAACAAACAATAACAAACAAGAGAAAGCAGGTAGAAAAAATGATCGTTGTATCAAACGTCAACGGCGCGTTAGTGGTCAATCTAACTGGGGTGCGCGTGAATGCGGAATACAAGCGGCAGCTGGCTGCGCAGGGTTACGCGCTGCATAGCATCCACAAAGACGCTTTCGGGCGATACGGTTTCGTTCGGGCAATCTAACGACAATCCCGCGCCCGTCCGGTTTATAGGCGGGTAGAAAGGATTTATCATGAAAACATATTGTGACGCGTCGTGCGGCTTGCACGAACTTGCAAAGGGAAAGAAAGACAATGGGGTTTATCGTTGCGATAATTGCAAGTATTGCAAAGACAAGCGCGTTTCGATGTCTGGCGCGTATGTCGGAACTTGCACCAAAAAGTAAACAGAAAGAATGGAAAGGATAAAATGCCATGAACGCTTATATACCGTACTATGATAGAGGATGGCATATCCTGCAAGCACCAGTTGACCGAATGAAACGGTTCTGCAAAGACTGGTCGTGCAACGGTTGGATATATGGCGAACACGCTTTCACTACAGAAGAGGCAGCGCAAGCGTGGATTGATAAAAGATACTCGATTGCATACAAGCTCGAATACATGCCGATTTGATTTTTGATTTTTGCCATATAGCAGGGTTGCGCGTCGATCCTGCAAATATGCCAAAAGGCAGAAGAAACGAAAGGAGATTTTTACCATGAGTAACACCGAAATCAAGCATTTGTTTATTGCATCGTGCTACAATTCGCGCGGCGAATATCTTTCGGAGCGTAGGCGTGATTATTACGCTGCACAATTCAAATGGTCTTGTTTTATTGACGATCTTTGCAAATCCGGCGAAATCACTCAACGCGCGTATGACAACGCGACATTTTAACCAAAATAAGAAAAGGAGTAAAATAAACATGGAACAGTATTTTACATTTGACCGCCTATCCCTCATTACGTCACTTATGAGGCGTTATGCAATCGACGCAGCGCAGGCGGCAGAATTAGCCAACGATATTTTAGGGTAAACGAACATGGAAAAAACACTGTATGAAAAGTTGTGCGAGCAATACCCAAATAGGGAAATACGGCTTGTAATGGATAAATTTGTGCAAACGTACTTGCAATTTGGTTACAAGATCATTCACACCGACGTTGAGAAAAGCGAAGTATCAACGGCGTATGATATCAAGTATTGTTTCATGCTCGCGCCGTTGGTCAAGGTATAACACCATGCGCGACAACAAAACCCTTGCGTATGTATCAATCATCATTATGTCACTCGGAGCACTCGTGTCAATCATCATGGGTTTACAGGCAATCATCAAATAATCACACTTGACAGTTGCAAGCCCGTATGATATTGTATGATTATCGAGCGCAAACAACAACAATACAACCACTAAAATTAAAAAGGAGAAAGAAAGAAAATGGAACGGAACTTTAACGGCTGGAAGAATCGCCAAACATGGAACGTCGCGCTGTGGATCAATAACACGGAAAAATTATACTTAAAATCAGTTGCTTATGTCCACGAATGCCGTAAAAACGGGAACGAAGTCAGATATTCCGATTTTCTGAAATTTGCTAATCTTGAGGGCCGCAGGACGGCAGACGGAACGTCTTATGATTCTTCGCGCCTTTGCCATGAAGAACTTAACGCAATGTTAAACGAAGTCGAGTGAGGGAGGGAAATAAAATGAAGTACAAGACAACCAAGAAAGCCGTTATGAATGGCTATTACAAGGTGTTATCCGTCTCTTATTGCTCTTTGCAGCACTTGTTAAACTACGAGCGCGAGATTGCATATACGACGCGCTCAGAAGGTTGGGGAGCAGATATTTACGACTTCGGCAATATTGCCATTGTTACCGGTTACGCGCCGTTCGGCAATGTTCGCCCGTCGTATGAACTGAACAAAAAATATGATGATATGGCTATGGAGATCGTCAACGCATGGGGCGCGGAGGCTTTCGCAGATAAAAAAGCGAAGTTAACCGCACTTATTGAGGAATATTTGAAGGAGGTTTTAGGCAATGACTAACATTTATTACACGGCTAGAGAAGGACGCAGGAGCGCCAATGGTCACACGATCACGCGCGGCGAAGTCTACCGGATAACCGGAAACGAGCTAGAAAATATTGGTGAATATGTCCATCAATCGGGCGGCGCGGGGATCGAGCTTGCATTGCTTGACGTATGTGAGAAAGTTGGAATTGATACGCGAGGCGGTTATTATGGTAAATTCCCGCATACGTGGCGCGAAGTCTTGACGTTTACGGAGCTTTGATATTATCCCCAGCTAGAGCGTATGACTAGCGCGTGCGCTCTGTGGTGCGGATAGCATCGGAAAGGTAATTTATCGTATGAATATGTTTTTATCGGTGAACAAGTCTTATTTGTTTGATTGCGTCACTACGGAAACCGCTATTATATTTGCCGACGATCTTGAGGACGCAAAACAAGTGGCAACCACAAATGGATTGCCAGATGCAGTAATTTCGCCACTCGATCAGGAACGAGGATATAAACTACTCTCAATTTCAACGGAAGAAGCCTTGTAACTAGCCGCTTTCAGCTTTCAGCGGGTTTATCGCCCGCTGGCGGGTGCAAGCAGCACTAATAAAACGGAGGATGAAATATTATGAAAGCGTCATTTATTGGGAAAGGCACTGAAACAATCAACCACAACCACCGCAAAGACAAGGGTTATACGGGCGGTTATGTCGGCATTGCAGTGGATGAAAACGGCATACATGAAGCTGTAGACGTTCGCACATACGAAACCAAGTCGCGCGTCTATGCTTGCGCGTGGATGAAGGGAACGGGCGAATATGTCGGCGGCAGTGGCTACGCAAGCGGTTACGGCTATAACATGAACGGCGCGGCAGTTGATACTGCAATTCGCGCGGCGGGTTTCATTCTCGATGGATCAGCGGAGGCAAGCGGAATTTCTGATGCAGTTGAGGCGGTCACGCGCTCACTGTTCCCCGCTGCCAATTTTGTACACGTTGTACACGCTCACGCATAATTTCCCCGCCTGACGATGGCTCGATGGTGACGAGCCGAAACCCCGCAAGGGGTCGCGGGAAACCGTAAAATTTAGTATGGAGGTTGAAAACATGGGTAAGTCTTGTTTAGATGGCTATTTAACGCCGGAGTGCGAAACGTGTCCCGACTGGTCAGATGGCGTTGACGGAAGACCTATCGGATGCAATACAAATATGCCGATTATGTGGTGCAAGGCGTTTGCAAAAATGTTTAACGAACGCGAGTCAACCATGACCGAAGAAACCGAGGCTTGAATATGTCCTACGACAAAAACGCAACGCCTAAATATCACTGTATCGTGAATAACGTTCACTCTTTGGTTGCAAGCTCGATTCCAAGCGTTAAACGGCAGGCAAGCAACCTTTTGATCGGATCGCGAAACGTTCTGGACGTTGTGAAGGTTTACGATTATGAGAGCGGTATACAGTCTATGACGCTTCGGCGGATCAACAAAAAAGCGCCGGACGGAACTATTAAATACGGTAAATGGAATTAAGGAGGATATAAAAATGAGTTATGAAACATATCACGCAATCAAGCAGCAACCAAACGGTGATTTTATCGTTACGTCACACTGTAGCAACGTTCACCCCGCAAGACCGCAACAGTGGACTATGAGCTATTACAGGACGCAGTACCCCGACTTTACGAATGAGCAACGTTTAGCCGCTTTCCTTCTTGAAAGTCAATATTGCGGCGGTCGCTACGTTCCAGAAAAATGGCAACGGCTCGACGCTATGACCACGGATTATAGCAAGAAAGTTTTTGAAATCGTCGGAGTATATCCAGAATATAACGATCTCAAAGAGATAAACGGACTTGTTCAATATCTCAAAGTCAAGACAGCAGAGCCCAAAGAACCAAAATTTAGCGTCATCATCTGGTGTTCCGGAATCAAAGAATACGTTTGCGCTATGACCATGAAAAGCAAGCGCGTCGGGCTATGTATTGACCGTGACGGTGCAAAAGTGTTCCGCATGACGCAAGCCGACATTGACAAACTTGTGAAGCGTTTACCCGCATACATGCAAGCAGAAACGCTAGAAGCATAAGGAGGAATAACAAGTGGAGAACAATACATCGGAAATGAAACGCATTATAAAGGTGCAAGACGGTCTGAACGAGCGCAAGTATATTCTTAAAAAAGAGCATAAAAGTTTTGGAATCTATAAAGAAAAATGCCCGTCAGGTTATTTCGTTCATCAGTCTTGGCTAATATCAAACGGTAACAAGATCGTTGTGTGTCAGTCGTTTAACAATCTATGCGAAGAAGAATTGCTTGATATGATCGACCAACATGATACAAGCGGCCATTTCGGGGTCAGGGCTTTTTATCGCGGCAATGTTTGCTTTGTTCACCCAAACGGGAGTCAATATATCTAAGGAGGAATAACCCTATGAACCGCATCATCAACCGTCTCTCAATCGCGCTGTATCTGGCTATTAACCACAAGAAAGCGAGGAAGTTTGCATGAAAGACCTTTATGAAATGACAAAGCAGGAACTCGTTGAGAAGGTTATGGCGTTTGACAGCCGTGAAACTCTAAAGCGCGCAAAAAGTCAAAGCAAAG